GGTAAGAACCGAGTTAAATATTCCGGCAATTGTAGGCTTCTTTGGCCTTTTTCTCTACTTTGAGATGGGGGAGTTGTTTTTACTTTAGGCATATTTACCTGCTCAGCAATTTATTATGCATATTATACTATAAGTGCAGAAAGCTAATATGCCTCCACTGCTTAAAAGGCGCAATTATTTGCCTTGCGCCACTTACACTATCTATTTTATCATCATGTCGGCCTTCTGGGAAACCCGAAAGTTGATCTAAAAAGGCTTCATTCCAGTTTCCCTGTACCAGGTAAAACTGACCATTGGCAGCCTCAGCAAACCAAGCATTAGCCCTCATAATTTTATCACCTTCTGGACGATGCCCTTCCACTTTCCATGATTTGCCAAGCTGTTCCTGAATATATATTTTCAGTTCTTCTACCTGATTTTTGCCTCCCGCGCCAGGCTCTTGCTCAACAAAAACCCGTACATACGGCCCATCTCTTTCAGCAGTAGCTACAATCTGATCTTTAATATCTTTCCACTTCCAATAGCCACTTCTTTGATCTTCAATGTAAAATTCGTTTGGATCACCAGGAACCCAGGATAGGCGAGTTCCTACTGTTTCATCAGGATCGTTGCGCTTTCTACCCGAAATCTTTTTCTCTGACGCCGCCAAATCCCAATACCGGATGCGAGATTTTACTTGTTCAGGCCTTGACGGGACAACTTTACCTCTGAACCAGGCAGGATCACCAAGTACACCACCTTCTTCAACAAATTTACCTTCAACTTCCTGTAGGCGCAACCAGCCGGCGGGATAAGCTGCTAGCAGGGAAGCATAAAATCCTGGGTCAAGGTTTTCTTTGTTATCGAAAATAGAACCGTAAAAGATTTCAACCAGACTGCGATCTTTTTCCTGTTCAGCAAATGCTTTGAATACTTCTTCTGGTATATCTTGCTTTTCAAAAAACTCGTATATCCAATGCTGTTTACCACGAGGCGTGGTTGTAATCCAGGCTTGCGGTTCTTCCCCAACACGTACTGATGCTATTGCGTATTTCCAAGATAATCCGTCACGATCCCTACCAGCTTCGTCATACCAGAGCCAATTGATATTCGGCCCTCTGGCACTATCAGGGTCTTTCAAACCTTTACAAATTACTCTTACGCCGTTTACAAATGTGATGACAAAAGGCTGGTTTGGAAACCAATCCGGATTTGCCATGTATTTATAGCGCGGCACAACCATTTCCCAAGGTATCCACTCCCGAAACTCCGGCCAGGTGGATACTCGAAAATTGGAAAAATCGGGATTTAGCACCGCCCCGTTTTTACCTTCCGAGATTTTCTTTAGAGCTTTTTGCGCGCCGGCCGCAGTTTTCCCTGAACCTCTCGCCCCAATAAATGCAACAAATCTTGCATTTGAGCTGTAAAAATCTAGATGTGCATCTGTCGGATTATACTGATTGCCATCGTTTTTCGTAAAAAATCCCTGGCTGTCAGTAGGAAAAACGTGTTCAGATGGCAGCTTTATTTTTTGAGCCGGGTCTATGCCTCGCCTGCGCAGTTCATCGAGAAGTAATGCTAGTCGTTTTTGTTCATCCATCTGTCACAGGCTCGATAGAAAGTGGTGATCTTGACACAAGCCGCTGGACTTCTTCCAACAAATCTTCATCTGTCATTTTCATCATTTTTTCGAGAGCCTGAGGTAGGCCACGGCTTTCTTTCTCAATTCTGACGCCTTCAACCAGCAAACGAATCGCAGAACTAACTGTCAACCTATCAGCATTGTCTCTAAGCCATTCCAAAGCACTATGCTGCATAAAATTGCCGATTTCAGCATGACGCTGAAACATCTCAACTTTTTCAGCAATTGAGCGCTCCTCAAGTTCTTGAATTATCTGCTCATCAAGAACCCTAGCACGCTCTTCAAAATCTTCTTTTATCCAAGAGCCGAGTGTAGATTTTGCTGGCAGTTTATTACCAATTTCGTCTGTTTTTCCGCATAAAATATTATATAACCGGGTAGGTTCGGGTTTACCAGCATTGAACCAGATAAAAAATATCTGGGTTTTGAGATGATCGTTATATCTGCCCTTGTTGTTAGGCTTTATTTTGATACTCATTCAGCCTCCTGGCACGAATACTCTTCAGGATTGGAGATGTAACTTTTGTGCTTAAATTGTGCGCCCAGGAATGATGTTCTCTGCATAATAACACCGTGTTATCTTCCGTCTGCCAGTTCAGATTTAGAGATTTTGGGTCTAATTCATGCACATCCTTGGCGGGTTTTCTGCATACAATGCATTTCCCACGAAATTTGTCTCTAATCAAGGTTCGGAAATCGGTGTCCGTAGACATAAGAATATTTCTGGAAATTATTTTTGCGAATCCAGGCACGGTATGCATTATAGCCTGTCCAGACACGCATGGCCTTTTGTACCAAGAATTCATGCCAGCGAGTATCGTCTTCAGCAAATTCATCACCCATCTCGATAAAAACTTTTCTGGCCTTCTCAGGGTGTTCACAAATCCAGCGAAGGGCTGCGGTCTGCACTCCCGGCTCGCTGAAAGGCTTACCAGAGACGGGATTGATAATGCCTTCCTGCTCCATGCGCATAACAACTTTTCTCAGGCTACCCAATTCAACCCAGAGACGAAAACAAAGTTCATCGTCAATTAATCGTTTCTTTCTGCCCATAATAGTCATGTTTTTATTTTCTCCTTGCAAGTAATTAATTAATATTCTAGGATCATAGTTATTAATTAAGACTGAGTTATTTTTTTTTAGAAAGAGTCTATTAATTAATAATATATTAAGATTAATAGATTCTATATTTTCTTTTTCTAGATAGAATTTTTTTAAAAAAATTCTATCTAGAAAGTATATATATTAATATATTAATTAACAGATTCTTTGTATTTTTCCTTTCAAAAATCAAATTTTCAATCTCTCTGGTTGAATTATACGCATCTTCTGACATTTGTCAAGGGCATATTAGAATTTGATTAATATTCTGATTAGGCATTGACAAACTAGAAAATTGCTAGTAAAATGCCTGCATGGGTCATAGTTATTACATGGGTCATAGTTATTCTACCACGAGTATGCTCTGGTATGATGGCAGTAAAGCATCCCTTGATGATAAAATCAAGGCTGCGATGACTTATTACCAGAGAAAACTCAACAAGTTACCGAGGTATTGCATCCTGAATAGCAAAATGCGGGAGGAAGGAGAGGTAAATATAGACAAAATAACTATTATTTATAGCAAATATCCGCCGTATAAAGACTATTTTTTATTGGACTTTAGAAAGGATTTTACCAAATCTAAATAGCGATCACATGCAAACAGGTTGATAGAACATTTTAGGGGTGGCGGGGCGTATATCGTCCTGGTAGGTGATGCTGTGCATCTGGAAAGCAGTGGTAACGGCCTGCCCACCCTTACTACACCACCCTATGCAGACAGCTAGGTGATACCAATGGCGAATAAATATTTAGATGCTATTCAAAGAATACGTAAATGGTTGCCGCGCGATCCGCATTTGGTAGCTTATGAAGTGCGCGAATGGCCGGCGACAAAGGAATCCGGACTGGACGATCTTGCATGGTCAATGTGTCGCGATGGCTCGGTATCAATCAATGATACCAAGTATCTTTTAGATAAACTAGAAGCATACTTGTTGAGGGAAGATGTAGAAGATGAGTAAATATTTTGATTTTACGTTTATGATTAGTGACATCAACAAAGATCAAGCAGCAGCCATTTTGGAAGTTGTAGTAAATATGGTTGAGGCTTTAGGGGGAACGTTAGGAGGCGGCTTTTTTGTTGAAAAGGATGAAGAAGATGGGGAAGAAACGTCTTGAAAAGTGTCGAAGGGGAACTGATTTTGTCAATTATGCAGCCCGAAAGGGTGCTGAAATCAGGAATGGTAAAGGTTCTCACCATATCATCAAAACCGAGCTTGGCATGTGTGTAGTCCCTGTGCATAACAAGGATTTAGGCAAAGGCTTACGAACTAAGATTTTCAAGACTTTCGTCGCGATTGGCTTATCGATCTGGTTGTATATTTGGATATTTTGAATATGTATAAGAGGATGAAATGTTGACAACAGGCAAAACCTTTAGAAAAATTTTGGGGACAATTCTATTTTTATCGCCAGTTTGGGTTGTGATTGCGGCATTTGCTAAAGTCGGACTTTTGATTGAGCTAATTATAGTCTTTGGCATGGCTTTTTTAGTATTTCTGTGTATTCGTGTTGGCATGGATTTGTTGGAAATGTAGAATTTAGGATTAGAAAATGGGTGAGGCCTTATCCAACTACCTTTTTCAACCAAAAAACGCTTAGAATCGCTGTTTGATGCCGTAGAAAGGAAACTAGAGTGATTTTGTGGGTGACAGAACGATAGAATACGAACCGGATGCCATTTGTGACCAGTGCGGTCATAAAGGCGCATACGATTTTATGGGGGATTATTTTTGCGCGAAGTGTGCCAGCAAACTTATGAAAGCGCACGAGCCGGATGTTATAAGAAAGGGTGTGAAAGATGACCGAAATGAATGATTATCAATTGTGGCAGGAATACATAGAAGCACAAAAACGAGTGGATGAATTATACGAAGAGATAAAGAGGCGCGAGTTGCATAAAAAGCCAATTGTACAGTGGAGCAAATTTGCATCCCGATCTGTGCGCGATAAAGAGGAACATCATGACCGATAAATTATACGTTCGCGACGACAATGGAATATTGTGGACGTTCGACGGCTACCGCGTTTTTGTGGTTGGCACTGAGGATGTCCCTGGTAGTGGTTATTCCGCCGAAGATTGGGCTGAAGCCATAAAAAAGCTGAATGAATATGACTACATAACTGGCCCGAAAGAGAGTGAGTGATGAGTAGTAAAGATTATCCACTACTGTATAAACTAACAACGAATTTAGTAAGCCAAATTAATGGATTGCCTGCTGACGAGTTGATGAAGCTCAAGGATGAATGTGATAAGGTCACGCAATCAAATTGCTGGTGGATATTATATCGTCTTGGGTCTGTTGTCCATGATATTGTAGATAATTCATTAATAGACTGCGAATAAGCAGGATGGCATGTATATGTGTTTACTAATCATAAGGGGAATATGTGACAATAACACCGTGTTATCTTATTTGCATTTTCAATAAAAGTGCAGTAGTTTTATATCAAAACTGGTACTTTCCTGATATAATTTGTCATGGTAGAATATTACAAATTCAGATGAAAATGACACGAAGACCACTTCAAATATCTGGATGGTAATCAATGGAACATGACATTCAAAACGCTATCTTCAAAGAAATTCAAGATGTTCTAAAAAACAATGGTTCAGTATCTCAATCAACCAAGGATCGGCTTATATTGGCGTCCATCGCAGAATTGTACAGAATTGTGATGCCACTTAATGCTTATCTTCCCTGGCTCAAGGCCGCTAGAGGGCTTACAGTTACCCTGGCGGCTTTATTTATTGCCCTCATATTTTCAATCTTAACAGGACAGGTTCAGCTAGTATTTGGCAATTAAAATGCAAAAAAGACTATCTGGGAATGAACTTTTAGACTCTTGGGAGGAAGCTAAGAGTCAAGGTCTTTCCGCAAGAAATTTTGCGAAAATGCATGGCTTTCCGACAGTAAAGTCTTTGGAAAGCGCGTTATACAGAGCTAGAGAAAAGAAAAAATCTTCTCCAGAAGAGCCGAAAATAATAGACGAAGTAGTAGATAATCACAGGTTTGTTACCTATTTGTCGCCAGAAATCCGGTCTTTAGAACAGCTTATTGATGTTTGTAAAATTGATACGAAGGTCTGGAATATTTACAAACACGTAATCAATAAATATCCTGGTTATGCTAAACTGAAACAGCAAGAAGTCTATTATGAAGATGGGCGCATTGTAAGCGGTTTTGTAAAGTCTGACGGAAAACTTACTGTTGTGCCGATGTTTCAAGTTAAGGCTTGGATGGTTTTGAGAGAACCAGAGCCGATCAAGCCCGTTATCAGGCCGATCAGTATTAAAGCCAAAATACCAAAAAGCAGACAAAAGAAGACTAAACCAAGAGGTAAAGCATTATTCTTACCAGATTTACATTTCGGCTTTCGTAGAGATGTTACCAGCGGCAAACTAATGCCTTTTCACGAACGCTCTGCATTAGACATTGTTTTACAAATAATGCAGAGCGATAGTTTTGATTATGTGATTTACTTGGGTGATGTGCTTGATTGGTCTTCATGGTCAGATAAGTTTGTAAGGAAGCCAGAGTTTGCCTTTACTACTCAGCCTGCTCTAAACGAATTTGGCTGGTGGATGCAGATATTCAGGCAATTACAGCCTAATGCAAAGCATGTTTTATTAGATTCAAACCACGAGCAAAGATTAGAACGGATGCTTATGGTTCATTTACAAGAGGCTTATGGACTGAAACCGGCATTGGGCTATAAAATTCATCCCGTTATGAGCATACCAAACTTATTAGCTTTGGATCAATTAAGCATAAAATGGGTTCCTGGCTACGAAGATGGAAATGCACAGTATTGGATAAATGATAATCTATACTCAGAGCATGGAAAAATTGCGAGGCAAAACCCTGGGGATACAGTACGCGAGATTGCCAAGTATGCGCCTGCAAATGTTGTGTTTGGGCATATTCATAGAAACGAAAGTGCCACGTATACCAGAGACATGAGAGATGGATATAAAACTGTTTCAGCCGTTTGTCCTGGTTGTTTGTGTCGAGTAGATTATGTTGTACCAGGACATAGAAAAGGCCAGAACTGGCAACAGGGCTTTGCCGTGGCTGAGTATGATGGAGAATATGTAAACATTCAGACGTATGAGATTTTACATGGGAAAACGATATATAATGGGAAAATTTATGTGGGAAAAGATCGAACCAAAGAGATTGAAAAGGCCGTTCTCTAATAAAGCTTTAATCTTTTTCATTCTAAAATATGCTAAAATATAGATAATTAATAGCTTATGGAGCTAGTGGTGTAATTGGAAGCATAGGCGGCGGCCAGGAGTCAGTTCGAATCCGATCTAGCTCCAACATGAACACAATAATAATCACTTAATGGAACTATAAAAGAAACCAGAGATGACCTATACTCCAATCAATGAGGAAGAAAAAATATAAATATGTTCATTGTCGTTGTTTTAGACCTAAATACTGAATCTTTTGATTACATTCTGACGGGGAGTTATTTCACGAATTATGCCGATGCCGTTCGTGCAGTTGAAACAGCTAAAAAGGAAGATGAACAGTGGGGGTGGAAACATAAATACAAAATTATACCTTTGATTGATCGGAGTAAGGAAAGGTGAAGATAAAGGAGATCAATAAAAATGGGCAGAAATTTGAAACATCAAGATAAAAACATTACAAACTATCACAACGATCATATTGCGTCTTGCCTTTGTTGTAAATATTTTTATGGCTCTCTAGGTGAACCCGGTTATTCAGAATGGACGCCTCCGTATCCGAGCTACATTGAGTGTAAAAAGGGTGAATTTGATTTTGGGCCGGGGGACGGGTTTTTTACGATGATAAGTACCATTCATAATACTGCATTGCATTGTACTTTATATAGTCCCAAGTAGGACAGGAGGTAAATTATAGAGATGGTGAAGACGCTATTACAATTTTTATTGCCTCCTTTACTTGCTTTTTTCTTGTTGATGTCGGGTTATTTTAGTTCAAAGAAGGATTATGAAAAAGCCATTTTTTATGTGGTCTGGGCAACCTTTATATTGATTCTTTTACGAGTCTATTTATAATGGAAAATATAGTTGTTTGAAATGAAGAAGATAAAAATGGACACAAAAAAAGTTGAAATTCGGTGTATTTATTGTAAAAAGACTTCTAAGGAAAGCGGAAGAGCGATGTTTATGGTATACGCACCTGGACAATATTATCAATGTTATCCAGAACTTTGTGATGAGAATAAAGAAAAGTATCTGCCGTGGGGAGATAAGTTAGAGAAGGGGCCACAAAATGAACAATAATGATATGGATTTTCTAAATTTTATGAATGTCTTGGGGCGAATTGAAAACGCTCTATATAGGCTAATTAAACAGCAAGATCAAATAATTGAATTGTTGAAGAATCAAGTATCTGCTGGACACATTGATAAATTAGATTATTCCCAAGAAGATGAAAAATAAATGAAAATCATTTCCAATTTAGCTTGAAAGCATAAAAATAAACTTGAAATTTGCGAGATAGCACGGTGTTATTGAAAAATAAGGAGAAATTTACATGAAAATTTCAGATCGGACAGAAAATAAGGCAGAAGCCTATTATAATCAAGATACCGGCGAATGGACATTTGCTAGTCCGCCAACGTCTTGTAAGGAAGAATTTGAAATGCATGGCGGGACAATATTTTGGCTGATAGTTGGTTGGTTTATTATGCTCGTAGCAATTATTGGCGTAATTTCCTATCTGTGTGTGGGAGGATATTGATATGTTTCTAATTCGGCCATATTTACAATATATTTGGAATATTTTACAACAGGAGGACGATGAAGAAGAATTAGCAATCCTGCATGACATGGCGGATGCGGATTGTCGAGATGAAGGTGAACACGATGTGGCAGATGAAGAATAAATGTTTAGCGCAAGTGCATTTTGTACTGCGATAATTACTGATTTTGGGATTATTATAGTATAAGAAAGGATGGACGATGGCGTATAAAACGAAAGAACAATGCCAAGAATCTGTCGGCCCAGGTTGGGCTGAGCTTGTTGCCTGTTGCTGGCATCTATGTCAGAGCGTGCAACCACCCATAGAGGTGATGGACGCGAAAGAGAAATTTGGTCGCCTGCGCGTCTGTGTGGGGTCTGCGCCTGTGCCCATCCTCAATATCCTGGATCAGATTGAGATTCTTTCAAGCGAAATCTGCGAACTTTGCGGAGCGCCGGGCAAAAAGCGCGCCGGCGGATGGATAAAAACACTGTGTGATGATTGCGCAGAAAGTCGATGAGAGATGATGATTAGGAAAAAGCTAACACACTGGAATTATCGAATTGTAAAGCGTGCTTATGATGGGTATGACACTTATGGTATTCACGAGGTTTACTATGAAGGAAATAATATCGTGCTGGTAAGCCCAGAGCCACTGCCTTTATTTGACATTACTCTGGAAGGGCTTAAGAAAGAAATGGAACTTTATCAAAAAGCATTTGAAAAGCCGATCCTAAATTATAGTGATGTAGTAGGCAAATTATAATGAAAACAAAAAGATCATTTGTGAAAGAATATTTTTATATAATTTTCTTTTCGATATTAATTAGCAGCCCCATTAGTATTATTATTTCCATGATAATAATGCATTTATTTTATTTGATGTATTACAAATAATTAAATGGGCAATATGATAATTAGTGATTGGCATGGCCTTTACCGCGAAGGCTGGAGAGGTGAGATTGTCCCCGAAGCGTTCTCTCATCCAGCGAAATTTGCTCGCGGCCTGATACGTCACATTTATGAGCACGTTATTGGCGAAGATTGGCTAAAACCAGGGGATACTGTGGTTGATCCGTTTGGGGGAGTTGCGCTCGGCAGCTTAGATGCCATGCGGCATGGGCTAAACTGGCTTGGCTGCGAACTGGAGGAACGGTTCGTTGACCTGGGCAACCAGAATATTGAGCTATGGCTGAAACGCTATGCTCCCCATTTCCCCAATTGGGGCACGGCGCGGCTGATCCGGGGTGATAGTCGGGAATTGGCAAATATGTTGGGTGAGGCGTCTGCGTGTATATCCAGTCCACCTTACGCAGAAGCGCGCATCGGCCAGGAAAGCGGACAAGAGCAGTGCGGCCATAATGACGCCTATGGTGCTACACCCGGCCAGCTTGGATCAATGAAAGCTGGTAAGTTTGATGCGGCGATAAGTAGCCCGCCGTTTGAGGCAACTGTCTTACACAATGGTGGTAAAGCCGATTATCTTGAAGCCAAGCGATTATTTAGTGAATACGGAACCAGCAAAAATAATATTGGCAACTCAACCGGCGATGACTTCTGGATCGCAGCCCGCACTATCGTTGAACAGGTATATCAGGTGCTGAGACCAGGCGGACATGCTATCTGGGTTGTCAAGGCGTTCGTGAAGAACAAAAAACGGGTTGACTTCCCTGGCCAGTGGCAGCAATTATGTGAGGCGGTCGGCTTTGAGACACTTCACTATCATCGAGCATGGTTGGTAGAGCATAAAGGCATACAATTTGATTTAAGTGGCAAGAGAATGGAGCGCGTTATAGAACGAAAAAGTTTCTTCCGGCGGTTGGCTGAGAAGAAGGCGCAGGCTGCGGCGTTTTGGATTAGAGTATCACGCCAGGATAAAGCCCGCCACCTGTGGAAAGCGCATAATGATTTATGGCGATACTACCATGAACAGATAGCCGAGAAGCATGAAGATGAAGACCCACCCATGGAAGTAACTAAATATCGCATTACAGGCGCGGCGCAAATGTCAGCCTGGAATGAAGCGGGGAATCCAACAATGGAAATCGATACCCGCATTGACTTTGAGGTCGTGCTATGTATGCGGAAGCCTGATGTCTCGCCGCGTAGAGACTGATAAAGAGATGGAGTTTTAGATGAAAACATTTATGTTAATTTTATTGGAAATTGTTATTGCGCTTATGGTAGGAATGGCTACTGCCTATACTTCCAACAGGGATTATGAAAAGGCAACCTTTTATATATCATGGGCGACTTTTTTATTGATGTTTTTAATGCTCCTAGTTATAACACAATAGGGTACATAATAGTCAGTTAAAGTGACTATATTAGCACTAGTCTACTTGTTTTAGGTAGTACCCATGTGCCCAAACGGGAATGTCGTTAATTAGCACCTGCCGCCAGTTACCAGAAATTTTGCCAGTTGCTTCTAGCACAAAGCCGGTACTGGCTCTCAGGGAAGCATGTACAATACTACCGTTAGGTGCATTTCTAAAATTCAGAGCATAGCAGTTAGTAATTACATATTTATTTGTTTTAGGTGGCTCGGTAATTGTAATTGGTTTACCGGCAATGGTTTCCAGATATTCATATTTCTCATTCCGCATAATCCAGTCAAACGAATAGAAACCATAAGCGGGAAAACCGCTGGTTTTACATGCCAGCATAAACTCTTTTACATCGTCCTGGGTTGGCAGCCAATCGCCCCAATTATAGATTGAGCCAATAGGCAAAAATGGTTTATCAGTAATGTCTTGGTACTGGGCATAAGAAACTTTTAGCTGTAATGCGGGGCTGTGTGTACCAACCCAATAAACCTGCGGCTGATTAAAGGTAACCGCAGGCCGATTAAGAAACTGGGTATAAGGAAATTCAGGATGAAGCTTTGGATAGCGATATGTCGTCAGCCCAACGGGAAAATTCTTTTTAGCACCCAGATTATCTAAATACATTTCAACCTTCCGTTTTGCGCCAGTTACATTTTTCCATTCCTTCTCAGCATTAATTACCAAATGCTCCAAGCCAAGTTTTTCAATGCGTTCAGCAGCCCTAGCCCCCTGAGGCCCAGGATTTTCGGGATAGACATAATGCCACCCACCAACTTCAATATCCTGATCCTTAATTGCATTAACATATTCCCTCAAAATCTTATCATTGCCCCCAATCTGATTATACGCCCCATCTCTATCAGCAACCTTAATTGATACCCACTTCGCGCCCACGTCCTTCAAAATCCGCGCAGTAACAGGCGGCGCAGGTAATTGTCCCCCCTTCCATTTCAGCATATAAATATAAAACCCAAGACCCTTCATGGTTGCTCCTCGTAGAGTTATTCCTCGCAGAAAGATAAGAAATTTCTCATCTCATTCTCATCTTCTATTAATCTTCCCTTCCCGGACGCCATAAAGCAGAATTCCCAATAAGACAATTATACCAATAAAATAGCGCCCAGAGTGCAATAAACTTTTAAAATTTCCGCAAAATCACTTTTTCAATCCGCAGCTCATAACCAATCTTCGCAATTGAAGTAATTGTATCATATTTCAAAAAATAAAATGCTGATACCGCATATTATAGGAAATCGAGAATCTTGAAATAACTATCTGCCATAGAAAATTTATACAAGATAATGCTAAGAAAAATTAGTGTCGGTTATCTATGCCAGAAAAAATCGAAATTTTTAAAAATTATAAATGTAGCCATTGGCGCGGTAATAAACGAGTCCCACTGCGTTCCCTAAATTCGACTAGTCTTATCGGAATGGTAGACGTTCGCAGGCTGGCGCGCCCTTGGAGTTGGTCCACTTGGTGCATGATAACTTGAACTGGTTGACTGGCGGGGCAATTGGAATTTCTAATCTGGCTTTAATCTTGGATTAATGTAACAGCCTGGCTGGTCGTGTATACTGGGGGTGTGGGGGTGGGCAACTTAGTGTAAATGGGCATTCAAGGGCTCTCCTCGCGTGGGTGGTACCCGCCACCCGCACAAGCGAACACGCGAGTCAGGCGGTCTAATCCCCGCCCGTGATCTGGGCACCGTGCCACCACTAGGCTGATATATTGTCAACAACCAAGTCTATCTGTTTAAAGGAGAGTGGACTATGAAGGCGCAACTATACCAAGACACGTTGGGGCGATGGTATTGGATGTATGTGGAGGATACCGTGATATATGAGAGTGGGCGGTATCTCACCAGGGAGCAGGCGATTGACGCACTGGTCTGGGAAAAGACGGCGTGGTTTACGCCGTCTGAGGAATTAAGTAAGATAGGAGAGTGAATCATGAAAGTGGTAGTTATCTATGATGAGGATGGTCTGATCATTGCTGAGGTATCTATCACTGGCGATCAGGTGACTGTTGAGACAGATGATCGGTATGGTCATACCGTAATTGACTATCAAGACAAGGAGAATGAATCATGAAACAGATTAGAATCGTAGACCAGGACACTGGCGAGGTTGTGGTAGAACTGATTGTACCAGTTGCGGGTACTGAAGTTCATTACGTTCATCCCTATTTCGTCATTCAGATTCATGATTATTAAGAGGAGCGCGAATCATGAGATTCTTACTCATGCTTATACTGGCGGGGTACGCACTGGTCGCAGAGCAGAACTTACCAGTTGCGTTGTTAATCGTTGTAATCGCCTTGAGCCTGGACTTTGTGGATGTCCTCCAGGCGTGGCGCGAGAATAACCGCTATTAGACAAGGAGAATGAATCATGAAGGCAATACTGCGCAATCTGTTGGTTGAGGCGGGCATTACGCCCGTCTCGATTGAAACAGAGTACTGCGACATGGCGTCCTGTGAGGGACATCATGTCGTCACAGTCAAGCCGAAGGACCTTGAAACGGCCTGGGAGGTCGCATGGGCGTATGCGGAACAGACCCGCAATTTCGGGTCTGCTGATATTCGGGAGGTCGAACAATCATGACCGATATTACAACTACCGATATAGTGTATTACTGCCAGGCCGGCGGCCATTATTGGACATGGTACTATTCCTCCGAGCACGGCGGGATATGGTATCCTGCCCATCTTGATGATACCGATGTGACTGAGGATGATGTCGTCATCCACAAGTATTGTGGATGTAATGACTAGCTAACCGACAATTACATATCAGGCGCATGAGCCGCACGATCACAAGTGTAGCTTATGCGCTCTTTATTTAAGCCCTAATCGGACAAAGTGGATGATACTTGACACATACACTATTCTTATACTGCGCAAACATAAACCACACGCCAGTATGAGACAATATAACCATGACTGTTACACCTCAGACCTGCTCAGTGTTTCAGTGTCCACTTGTTAGATCGAGAGGACAGTATTCCAGGTGGTCAGGTTATGGTCAGGCCAATATCAGACCATTGTCGATCCGCATTCATTCCGACAATTCAGAGAAGGTTAGTATTATTACTAAAAGGGTCGGAATTGGGCGGATTACCTCCGGCCGGGGGTTTCGTCGGTCGGTCACCACAACAGGCATATTAAATGTCTGGCGTGCAATGTGCAATAAGATTTTTAAATTTTGTGCGATGGGGAATTTTCTAATAAATTTCTTACACTAGATTCATCTTCCCTTAATGATCCTTTCATCTTGGTATGTAATAATAGTAGTAACAGAATACCAATCTTATTGCAAATGATTTGCAATAAGGTGAGGATTTTTACCGATGAAAATTGGAGAGTGAAATTATGAAGACAGCCAAAATAAATTATAAAAAACTTTTTAGTGCCTATACCAAATATTCAGAATATGCCATTGATTGGCACTCCATTGATGATAAGTTAGCTGCTGAGATATTGGCTGAATATGCACGGGCGTCTGGTAAAAGAACTAAAAACATTGCTAAAGCAGCGAAGTTTTTAGGTGATAATCGGGTTGAAGAAATAAAGAAGCCATACCAAGAGTTAATTAGTCACAAAATTGAACAACGACGCGCTATCAAAGAGAATATGAAAAGAATGTTATTAGAGTATGCCGAAAATTATGAGATTAAGCGCGCCGGTAAAATGATTTTATTGCGAAAATCGAGGGGAGGCGATCATCATACTCAAGGGTTTGGCGCGAATAAATATGCAAAATCGGAATTGCAGGCTGATAAGTTATTATTGGAATTATCTGGCTTTAATGTTGAGATTAAGGAAATTGTAGGTGATTATGTGAATCGGATGCGCTACAATACTTATGAATTATGGGCGGATATAACAGAATTTGATTTCTGGATGCTAAAGGCTAAAGGCAAATTTATTTCTATGCTCGATTGGGCAGTTTTGTGCTGGCGCCACGGCACTAATCCTAAAGTATATTTTCCGTTTATATCAGATATTGATTATACCGAATCATTAAAACTTTCAAGAGATTCAAACTATGTTATCAAATTAAAGGAGAAGTACCCATGAAATATCCGCATTTTGTAAAATCAAAAAGTAGAATCAAGGATTATCCATTCACTAGCTTCTATATGCCCGATGCAGATATAGAACGTATCAGGCGCGAATTCCCTAATGGCTGCGCTAGCCGGTTTAGTCTGCATACAATAACCATTGAAGGCAAATCACTAATGGACTGGATGGCGGAGCTAACTCCACCTAAATCGCCTGCAAGACGCGAAATTTTAGATGCATTTGAACGACTAAGAAAAGAAAACCAAATGTTATTATGGGATTGGAGCGAGTTAGTTCATTATGGTTATTGGCCATTATGGGATGAAAATTTTACTTTGCTATGTGGTAAGGGGAAAATCAAGCCAAATGAGCATACCGTTATCAAATTGCTAAAACGCAATCCCAAATGGGTGCAATCTCTATTTAATGAGATTATTGAAAATTATGTTTTGCCTTTGAGGCAAGTCATTAAGAAAAGGAGAGATGATAATGAACGCAAATGATATTTTTAAGCTGTTAGACAAGGAAGCTGAAGAATTGTATCAATATATTCAAAGTGATACAATTCCAGAATCAGACAATGAATTATACCAATACTTTGAAGATGGGCAATTTGATCCTATTGCCTGGGTTAATAATAATTGCCTTGAAGCTGATAGCCATAATTTGCTATTAGCGACCGGCGGCCCAGCTTATGGCGTCTCATTAGTACATGGCTCACCTTGCTATTGGTTTCAAGATTGGTTTCAGCCTAAAACTTTGAGGCAAGCTAATGATGGTTATGCATTTTATTTATATATATTTGAAAATTTGAAAGAACTGGAGGAAGTATGATTGTCATGGCCCTTTTCGGATTGTTAATTATTTCCATAAGCCTGGCTTATGCTCACTTCTGGCGTAAGTTAGACTTATGGAAAATTGAAGATCAAATTTTAGATTATCTGAAGAAGGAGAGTTCAGAATGAATACCGTAAAGCTGACTAGATTTCAATCGAAACTTGCCAAGTGGCTGCAATCCGCCGCCAGTGACGATCCCGCCCGCGGCATTTTGCGGGGTATTAATGTCCAGGATACTTATAGCGTTACCGCTGATGGGTATCGTATGCATGCTATTAATCAGCCCATCCTTGAGGATGAGCGGGGCACATTTGAGTTAGGCAAAGTTCGGGCAGGCGAAAACATTGTCGAGCCGCAAGAAGTAAAAGGTGAGTATCCAGACTTCAGTTTTATACTGCCTACTAAGACGCCAGTTTTTGAGATTGCGGTCGATCCTGCTTTGCTTATTGACGCACTAAAAGGGATGCCAAAAGGTAAACCAGTTCATCTACGATTTTTTGGTGATCTTGAGCCAATGGAAATTATGGGCAAAGTTGAACCATCCCGTAACGATACAGAAGATGATCCTGTATATGTATACGCCCTAATTATGCCTATGAAGTTAGAATATGCGCCCGATCCCTGGAAACCTGAATAGCTAATAATACTCACCCAATCCTAAGCCTGCATTAAGCAGGCTTTTATTTTTTAAGTTTATAATGGGGTTATGGCCGACAAATGATAGGAGAGTAAAATATGAAAAAAGCGATTTTTATAAAGGATGTAAGTGATAAATATTGTTGGCATAAATCTGATTTGTATTATTTATTTGAGCCGATTACATACAGATGTGAGAATACACATTATGTAGTAGTATGTACAGAAACGCCGACAAAAACCGCCGAGATGCCAGAAATATTTATATTTCCTGCCAATTCAAATGGGGATATTTTGGATTGGGAGAAACCAATTTTACGGCGAGGTATATATGATAGTGAAGTCGCCGTAGAAACTGCATTATTTGCTGCTGGTTACGTAATAGAGAAAAACATCAAAACGAACCCAAATGATCTTTTTGAAGTTAGATATGATGGATTAAAATTAACCGATAAAGGACAGGAAATTTTTTATGGAAATATTTCTAGGCAATATGCAATAATTCTTTCTATTAAAAAATGGGTGTTTATTAGAAAATATATAAAAGAAACATCAAATATTCCTCGTGATGGAGGGCTGGTTACATGCGCCTTATGTAAATTATATACAGTAAGTGATTGTATAGATTGCCCAGTATTTCAACATACTAAAAATACGAATTGTAAGGGTTCTCCCTATGATCAATATCTTCTAGCATTACGAGGTGCCAATGTTCAAGCCGCAATAAATGCGGCAACAGATGAAATTGTCTTTTTGGCAAGTCTTTTATAGGGAGAATGGAAAATGAAATATAGCAAATATCAAGAAGCAATTTTCGATTTTATCGCCAGCAAAGATTCTAATCTTGTAGTAGACGCCAAAGCCGGTTCAGGCAAAACCACTACAACAGTTGCAGGGCTGAGCCATATAAACCCAAACAAAAAGGTGGCGTTCGTTGCTTTTAATCGAGAAATTGCTCAAATCCTTCAGGCCAAGGCTCCCGATTATGTGCAATGCAGTACAATTCACAGCCTTAATTTTCGCAATTTGCGCAATTCTGTTAGAGGCAAAGTTGAAGTGAATCGTTGGAAGGTAGGTGATATTATTGATACGTTTATCAAGCCTCCAGAGCGATACGCAAAATATGAAGAAAAAGAACGACATCGTACATTGAAAAATCAGTTGCGTAGTGCAATAAGCATGATAAAGAACACACTTACTGATTACAACGATCCTAAAGCTGTTATCAACACACTAGATGAATATGGTGTTGATATTGATCCTACACTTGAGAGTCGGATTTTAGGATTAATCCCTCGAATTATGGATAAGGGGCTTGAAATAGATTATGAAGTTGATTTTGACGATATGATCTATATGCCACTAGTTCTGAATATGCCCTTAGAACAATTTGATTTTCTGGCGGTTGATGAAGCTCAAGACCTTAATCCTGCCCAGATTGAATTTGTGCTGCGTTCCATTAATGGGACAGGGAGGATTATGGCTGTAGGCGATCCTCAACAGTCCATTTATCACTGGAGAGGTGCGGATGCCTTTGCTATACCTAAAATTATTACTGCTACAAAGTCTGAAGTTTTGCCTCTATCTATTTGTTATCGTTGTGGGAAAGATATTATTACATTGGCTCAAACCATCGTACCGGAAATTGAGGCTTGGGAACAATCCCCGCCAGGATTAGTGAAAGACATCAAAGAATATGAACTTATATCCATGCTGAAAGATCAGGATATGATTTTATGTCGTACAAATGCGCCACTTATTTCTTTGGCATTTTCTTTGTTGTCCAAAGGAATGAAGGCAGTTGTTAGAGGACGAGATATTGGAAAACGGCTGGCAGAAAAGGCTAGAAAAGCTACAAAGGGTGCAATGGATTTACATGATGTTTCTGCTCGACTATACTTAATGCGGCGGAAAGAACTTGAGAAAGCCGAATTAATCCGTAGAGATCGAGCCAGAAAAAATAAGATTTCCCGTATCAAAGATGAATATAATTGCCTTTTTGCAATCTTACAAGGCATCTCACCTTTGAGTACACCAGACCGGTTTATTTCTGCTTGCGAAGAAATCTTTAGCGATGATACTCATAGCGGCATCATTCTATCAAGTGTACATAGAGCTAAGGGCTTGGAAGCTGAGAGAGTATTTATTCTCAAGCCTGAACTAATGCCTCATCCTTTGGCTAATTCTGAGCAAGAATTACAGCAGGAGATGAACATTAAATATGTGGCTATAACTAGAGCCAAAAAGGAGTTGTATATTGTACGATAATTTCTAATCATACTCTAATTTTATAATAATGTTTTCGTGCTAGAATATTAGGAGAAAGGAAAATAAGATGAAGAAAAAGCATTGAATGAACTGGCAATGAAATATTATCGTATACACGGCGCAGTAAATGACTTAACTAATGATGATGATGATTTCAAATACTTAGCAAAATTATTGGCTATAGAAGCCCTTACCCATAATTTTACCGAAAAAGACCTTGGCAGAAATTTGGTGGTAATTTTGATGTCAATGATGGCAATGGGCTTTACAATGGCATATCAGGCTGCAATTGAAGCAGGAGTGAACGAAACAGAAATCAACCGAATTTTGAATGAATATGATGGAGGCAATAATGAGCAAACAATTTAAATCTCGTAAGACTTGTGGAATGTTATATGCAGGAGGAAGGGAGTATATTTTACTTCACCCTTACCCTGTCTCAGCAGATAGCTGGCAACGGGATACTGATACCAGATTTTTCGTAGTTCCCAATGACCGAAAATTCCTTCTGTCTGATGACCGAAAATTAATTCCTTATTATCCAAACCCACGTCACATTATAGTGCGAGGCGACTGGATTATTGACTATGATGGACTGAACCAAGACATTCAAGTTGAAATTGTAAATTGGGAAGGTGATTATGATCATACGGATGAAATGGAAGATATTTAGGCCAGACAAGAGGCAATACCGGCAACAGTCTGTTGAGCTTGAGCCGGTAAATGTTTATGTTGAAGCCAAACTGGATGATGATGATATTGTGGATGTAACTACAGAAGAAGTAATCATCACGCCAACAGGTTTCCGCAAAGTTCACCAATTGTTAGAAGATTTGTTTGTTGATGATACATCAGAAACAGAATCTGATGACGATTGGGATGAAGATGATGATTGGAACACTGAGGAAACCGAAACTGTTGATGAAGAAGAGTTGGACTGGGACGAAGAAGATTTTGAATAGGAGAGAATGATATGGGCTATAAAATGAAGCGAGTAAAGGGAAGTGGCGGCTTTGGTAGCTGGACTACAGCCAAAGTAGCAGTCAGCAAGGGCAAGGGCAAGGCCAAAGTCTCGCCCAAAGATGGTGAACCATTCATTGTAAACCTGAGTGATCTACCAGAAGGTCTGAAGGCGGGTGAGTGGTTGCTGAGGATTGACCAGAAAGAAGTTGTGGATTGGCGACCTCTTAATGGCTTATTTACCGGCAAGGTAGTTGAATTTGTCAGCAAAGAAGGCGAACCTCCATCTCCACAAACTCAACATGTAGAATTTACCCGCGATGGCAAGACCCAATCCTATGATTACCAGTATTTCACAGTATTGATTGAAATCGTGGATGGGGAATTTGCAGGCCGAAAGATTCCCATGCGCCTACGATATAAATTCACGGCGGTTGAAGAGGAAGTCAAGGATAAGACGGTTGAAGTCGCTGCCCTGGCTGGTTACGGTAAATATACTGACCAGCTAGAGGATTTTCTTCAGGTTACAGGTTTGCTTGTAAACGATGAGCTTGTGGGAGGGCCGATTAAATGGTCTGGTAATATTCTGCCCACATTAGCTAAACGCATCTTGCGCTTAGAAAAGCCATTCAATTTTGTGCTGAAGAATGGTTGGGTAGAAACCCTTTTTACTAAGGCAAACGTTCCAGACGAAGAAGATATTGACGAATTAGACTGATCCATTTCCCTTCTTTATGTGGGGCAGGGTTGCCTAGGGGTGTTGCCCTGCCCCTTTCATGGTGCTTTATGGATGACAGAATAGTTACCTTCAATGATAAATCAACAAACCTGAACCGACAAAGAAGAGGAATACAGATCGGAGGTCTTATTCTAGCTTCTTTAGATGGGGGAGATATTGGAATTTTCCGTAAAGATGGCAAGCTGGCCATAGATTCATCTTTTGCGGATTTAGAAACCGCAAAATCCTTGGCTAAACACATAAATAAAATCTATGGTGAATATATGCCCATTTGGGATGATTATCCCCACTTAGATATATTTGCTATCACCAGGCTGACCGTACCTGGCGGGGAACGGTTTTACGCCTTTGTAGAGCGTATTACTGGAAAATACAATCTTACCGATAAAGATTTATTACTAGCATGGAAATCCATAAAAGATGAGCATCTTAGATGACATTGTTTTATATCTAGATCAGCCAACCCGTTACGAAAATTATATAGCCAGTAGATGTCCTTTTCATGACGATAGCCGACCATCTTTTTTTGTTTACGAAGATGGGTTCTTTTGTAAATCCTGCGGCAAACGGGGCAGTATAAAAGCCCTCCAAGGGCATTTCAAAAAAGGTCTAGTTCGGTATAAGGAAGATGAGCCAAAATGGAGAAATCCCTGGACGAAGTGGCTCAAACAGCAATCACTAGGCCAAATTCTAAAATCCAGTTGGGAGACATTAAAGAATAACCCATCTATGGGCAAATATTTGACTGACCGGTCAATTCCTATTGAAGATCAGATCAGACTTGGTATTGGGTATCGAGATGGGTATTTTACATTTCCAATCAGGAATGAACGTGGTAAAATAGTAGGAGCAGTAGCAAGAGCAGAATCAAACAAAATTAAATCAAAATATGTAATTCCGGCGAGACAAAATCCAAACCTCTTATATGTTCCTGACTGGAAATTACTAGCTAATAGATTTATTTTTCTGACTTTTGGAATACTAGACGCAATGTCTTTAGCCATTCTGGGATCGCCAGCAATGTCAACAACCTCTGGCAAAAATTTAGATTACACTACTCTTAATCAATTTAGAAAACGAATATATATTATTCCTGACTTGGGAGAAGAACGGGAAGCATCGGCTTTGGCATCTTCTCTTGGATGGCGAGGTGTGGTGTTAGACATTCATTATCCGAATGGCTGTAAAGATATAAACGACATTTTGATTCACCATAAAGAAACATTAGTTGAAACATTGAGGGAATTCAATAATGGCTAACTCTTGGCTTGATGTAAGTGAAATTGTTGCCGGTCTCATCCTTTCAGGACGAATCAGCCCTCATGCTGTCCGTCCTGATTTGTTTGTACCACCCTATGACAATATGATAAAAGCGATACGGAAAGGGGAAAATGAGCCAGAAAGATTGATTGAGATCATTGGCCTATCCCCCGTGCAATCAGCTCATGAAGCAGTAAAAAACATGAACGGTCTGGGAGATTGCAATTGGGTTTCAATCTTAGAAAATTCTGCATTGAATTATGACGCTGGCACAAAACTTGAAAAATTCAGCCGAAAGCTCAAACAGGGGGAAGATGTAAACTGGACAGATTTAGCCTATTTATCTAAACGAGCATTACAAGAGAAGGCGAAAGACTTAGTTCCTCTTTCATCCATTGAAAGCGGTCAAGTGCCGTTTGTAGAGACGGGGTGGAATATATTCGATAAACACACCGGCGGCATCCCCGAAATCGGTCTAATTGTTATTGGCGGCATCCCTGGTGTAGGTAAGACATCATTCTCATGCAAAATGTCATCTAAATTTATACAGAAACACAAAGAAAAAACAGTGGTATTCTTCTCCCTTGAGATGGTCTTACCAGAAATTGCAGCGCGCTTTAGAGAGATTGAAACAATGACCAAAGACGAAGAAGAAAGATTATTGCTATGCGAAGTACCAGTTTCGCCTGAAGAATTATTAAACATGGCGGCTACAGTCGATGATATTGGCCTAATTGTCATTGACTTCGCGGACTATATGATAAAAGGGGAAACGTCTGAAAGCTCAATGAGCCATATTTATCGAACCTTAGCAGTTGGTTCTAAAGAACTTAGAGTTCCCATCATTCTGCTATCTCAGCTTAACCGTAGTCCTGGCCTACCAAAACCTAATCATTTACGTTGGACAGGGCTAGCTGAGGCATTAGCTTGGATGATTATTATGTTGTATGATCCAGCAAGGGATTGGAAATCAGATGACGTAGAAGAAGAATACGGCCTTCAACCTGTCAAAAATACGGCCTATGCTATTATTTGGAAAGTAAGGGGAGGATTTAGAAAGCATATTGATGAAAGCCCCGGCGCAATTCTGATGCCTTTTAGAGGTGATAAAGGATGGGGTGATAAAAGATCAAAGTGGTTTTCTCTAATGAAAGATTAATCTAATGTTTCAATTTTTGTAGTATACTAATAACACGGTGTTATTAAAAATGAGAGGAAAACAAAAAATGAGAATATCAAAAACTGAACTGGTTGTAATATTTTATTTTAGTATTATTACCTTTTTGTTATATTCTATATGGAAGAATACAAAACAAAAAAGCTTAAAACTTATTCCATCTGTATTTCCACCGAAACCATTTGGATTTTAAATTTGAAAAATAAGCTCCAGTAGCTCAAATAGATAGAGCATTGTCCATCTAAGCAACTTGTTGCTGGTTCAAATCCTGCCTGGGATACAAGGAGAATAAAATGAAAAAGAAACGAGAATGGAAACAGATTGAAATTGATGAATCAACTTTTATTCCCTTTGATTGGAAAGATTCAACGCCAGGGGGAGAGAATTTAGGGCGGGCCGAGTTTCAAGTCTGCATTAAATTTAATGATAATCGCGTTTCAGAATTTTGGGTCTATCCAGTTCAAACTCATCTAAATACTTGTTGGCATTATTCTGGTGATGTCCCCGATTTTGGCATCTTTGCTCTTGAAGGATTAGAACAGCCTTGGGTATGGTTAGTTGGGCATTGTGATATACACAATACTCCATTTATTAGAATTTATTCCCCAACTAATGCAAGATACATTGAAATAAGTCAAGGAGGCTTAAATTTTTGGCGTAATACATATCACAATAGGAAATCAAATGAATGAATTAGATTTGATTACAATCTCCACTACTAAGTTATATCTATGGATAATCATGGTCAGTCTTGCTGGCTACTTTGCTGGTTATTTGATGGGAAAACATTATGATTAATGAATTTGGAACAGTTGGAACGTACATAGCTCGGATAATCGCTGGATTTAGTTTTTTATTATTTATCGTCATGCTCATAGATATGATCGTGGATGAGATTAACAAGATGAAAAATAAATAATGTCAGACGATTATCTGCTTTTCGATCTTATTTTAGAAGTCTTTGGTTGTGAAAATGTAGAGATTACTGATACATTTGAATATGAAGATTATCAAAGCGATACCCCCAAAGATCAAACCAAAGCAACCAGTAGCGATTGACACAGAATGGTTTGGTATTGAGCAAAATAAAATTCACCGGCCAGGGGGAAAATTCGCTTGTTTGACTGTTTGCTTTGAGCCTGGAATTGTTTATTTAATTCAAGACCCAAACGATGTTGCACCTACCCTGCAACAAATAAATGATGGTCTTTGGATTATTCATAATGCCAAGTTTGATATTACACACCTAAGAGCAATAGTAGACATCCCGCCCAGAGCATTGATTGTAGATACAATGCTCATGGAGCAAATTCTATTTAGTGGTTATTACAATTTCTTCGGGTTAGAACATCTAGCTCGAAGATACTTGCATATTGAACTGGATAAAAGTACACAGGAAGAATTCATTACTGCAACAACAATGTCGCCAGAAATGCTGGAATATTCTGCTAGAGACGCAGATGTCTTGCTGAGAATATGGTTTGAGCAAAGAAAGATAATCAAAAAATCAGACTTGAATGTGTGGAAAAAAGCAGATCGCCCGGCTTTGTGGGCCATATTAGATTTTATGGGATTTCGTTTAGATGTAGATGCCTGGCGAAACCTTGCTGAAAATAATAAACAAAGACAATTAGAAATTGATGCTGAACTTCCTATCAATCCTCGTAGCCATACACAAGTAAAGAAATATCTCAGAAAAAATGGCTTTAAACGACTTCCTGATACTGGGGAGAAGCGGCTCAAAAAATATATCCGAAAATATCCTGATACACCGGCGGCAGAAATTGCAAAGAAAATTTTAGCGAGCCGCACCTACGGCAAGCGAGCCAGTACCTACGGCATGAATTTTATTGAGAAATTTTTAGAAAAAGAAGATGATGGAATTTATGTTATTCATGCTGATTATAGAATTATTGGTGCTGAAACTGGTCGAATATCCTGTCGTCGGCCAAATATGCAGAATATACCGGCGAGAGACACTAAAGAGTTTAGAAAATGCCTTATCGCTCGGCCAGGTAATAAATTAATTATCGCCGATTACAGTCAACAAGAAGTAGGAATTGGAGCTTATATTTCTGGTGATGAAAAGCTGATCGAAGCATTTAATTCTGGCAAAGATGTTTATATTCAAACAGCTAAAATTGTATTTGGAAAAGAAATTATAAAAAGTGATCCACTAAGAAAGGGGATGAAGGCAATAATGTTAGGCATTGTATATGGTTTAACTCCATACGGCTTAGCAGAAAATGAAGATATGTCAATTGATGATGCCGAACGTTCCATTCATAAAATACTAAAAACTTTCTCCGGATTGGACAGATGGCAAATTGAACAGCGAAAGACCAAAACCTATACAAAAACCGTTTTAGGAAGGAAAAGCTGGTTGAATCCTTATTCAAATCAGTGTGAAAGAAATGCCCTCAATAATCCAGTGCAAGGAACGGGTGTAGATATGCTAAAAGCTGCAATGGGAAAAATTCATCAAGAATGGTCTTTCGATTATCCTTATGCACAAGTTGCTACTATTCATGATGAATTAGTTTTTGACGTTCCAGCAGAGATTACTAATGATGCGGCAAACCTGATAAAATCTAGCATGGAGTCTGTTGCAAATGAACTTTGCCCAGGCATGAAATTTAGAGTTGGCGTGGATATTGGAAACACATGGGCAGAAAAATAAGGAGGCAGAGATGGAAATTACTAGGGATTACAGTACTAGAGATCAGAAGTTTGTCTGGAAAATTTCTGTGCCTTGGGAAGAAATGAATGATATTTATGTATCTGCACAGAATGAATTTGCGTCAAAAGATATTCCCGTATCTAAGATTCTTTCCAGATTAGCGCATTTGGCTCAAACTATAGAAGAAAGACATAGAGAAAAATGACTTGGGAAGATGAAATAGATTTTTCTTTTGCCTGCCCTCATTGTGGTACAGATGATTGTGTACCTCCTGCCGGCCCTAAGAAATCTCCAATCCTGCTCATAGGAGAAGCTCCTGGGAATGCTGAGATCATAAAAGGAAAACCTTTTGTAGGGCCAACAGGAGGAATTTTGAGAGAGGAATTGCGAATGCTTAGCATTGATATTAAAATGCTGAGACTTGCAAACTTGTGGATACATAAACCAAATGGCAGGGAAGGTTGTAGAAACTATAGCATAGAAACCGTTATAAAAGAAGCAAAAGGCAAAAAAGCAGTCTTATTAATTGGCAGTGAAACTGTTTTATATTTTACGAATAAGCAGGTAATGTCAGTGAATGGGCTAAAAGTAAAATCACCACTATTATCACCCAAAATACTGATGGCTTGCGTACAGCCTGCAACAGTATTTCATCAATCAATTGGTGAACTGAGATTTGCCTTATCACAATTTGCAAAGGAGATAGATAATTTACTATGAGCAAAGACGATGAACTATCATTGGTTTTAGGATCGCTAGATCAGTCTATTTTAATCCGAAGTCAAGATACACTATATGCAATTGAAAAAATTGTTGAAAATTCAATTGAAAATGGTGATGCTTTTATCGCCTTAAATGCCTGCAAGAGCTTAATTAAACTCTCGAAAATTTCAGGCATTACGCTTGCAAAAGGTTTATATCTGATCAAAGAAAATTGGGAACATTACAATATGGATGAACCATTTGAAAGAATCGCTTACGTTGCTATTGGGGTTCATCCAGATACAGTAAATCGTTATGTAGAAGTTTGGGAATTGTTTGCAAAAAATAAAATCCCAAAGCCTTATGTGGATAAACTGAAATCTCAAAACATTAAGAGCCTAATCCCTATTGCTAAGGCAGTGAAGCAGGGATATGAACTTGATGATAAAGACTGGAAAGCATTAGCAAATGCGCCAGACTTCTATACAATTCAAAACGAAATTCGGGAAATCAAAGGCCAAGAACCTCGAAAATCTACGCTTCAATTGCGCCTTGATGAATATGGCTCAATCTGGGCATGGAAAAGAAATGAGAGATATTTTGTAGGCTCTTTAGAAATAGATGATGAAGAAGAAGTTGTCCAACAAGCAATTAGCAAAATAACCAGAAACTCGGGGATTTTACAGCAATGAATGAAAGACAAAAACAGGCTATTGATAATCTACTAAATGCAGTTAGCCGCTGTTTGCAAGAAGGAATTAGTATGGTAATGATTGTTTCAATAATAACAAGTCTTTCAGAGGAAAAGGAAAATGAGCATAAAGATTGTGGGCGACCCACCACCGATTAAAAGACTAATAACAAATTGTTATAGCCTAGACCGGGCATTTAAAAATAAAAATGGAGACTTGGGGTTTCCTTATGGAGTGGCCATTGAAATATTCGGCCCTCCTGGTTGCGGCAAGAGTACATTATCTTATTCATTATCTGGGATATTGGCCGCTCATCATAATAAAAACATTGTATTGGCTGACTTTGAAGGGCTTGACCCTGATTTTATGATTACAGTATTATCAAAGACTAACTTTGATGGTACAGTTTATTATGTTGCCAAACAAAAAGATGAAGATACCCTAGATGAAATGATTGATCGCCTAGCTGAAGATGAAAATGCTATTGCTATTATTGATAGTGTTGGGGCAATTAGTCCCGTCTCAGAACTTGATGGCAAACCAGGGGAAATGTCGATGGGACGCAGGGCTAAATTAGTTGCACAAGTTTCCAGAAAATCAATTCATCTGTTGAGAGATGACGCAAATAAAACATTATTTGTTATCAATCATGTACATCCTAACCTTGGCTTTGCTGGTACTACCACCCCAGGAGGTCAAACACTAAAATATCTTGTCTCAGTCAGGATAAGACTAAAACAAAAAGAAAAATTTCCTGATGGTTCTTATGTCTTAGAAGGAACTATCAAAAAGAACCGTTGGGGGTATAATGATAATGTATTCTATGTATTCATGCTGGCAGGTTATGGGCTTCATCGTGGCCTTACCGCTATGTATGATGGAATGTTACTTGGCAAAGTAAAACGGAGTAAAGTAGTAAAGATTGGAGATAAATCTTTTGGTTATCTGAAAAACATTGTAGCAGAAGCCCATGCTGGTAATGATGATTTCTTTACTCCCTTTTTTGAGGTTCTAAATGCGGAAACTGAAGATACTGGAACAGACCAAAATTCAGAAAGAAAACCTGACGATTAATAAAGCTAGAATTGAACTTAGTCTTCCATTTCTATCAAAAAAGATGTGCCTGGGTATTGATCCGGGCACAGTTAATTTAGGCATAGCCGCCGTTTATCCGCGAGAAGGAAACGGCAAAATTGCCTATCTCTATCAGGTTAAACTAAAACGCAATCCCGACCCTGTTCAGCGAATGTTAGATACTCAGATGGTTTTATCTGAATGTATCAGGTACTTCTATTATGAAGGGGTTGCTGTAATAGAAGGTTCTAGCTTTAGAGGATACCGCCAAACAGAATTGGCGGAGGTCAGAGCCGCATCTGTATTTTGGTGTATAGAAAAGAATGTTTCACCTGCAATTGTGCCATTAGCTGCCATCAGAAAGAAGGTCTTTGGGGCAGGCAAAATGCGGGCAAATGATTTTTGGGATTTGCCTAAATTTGATGATGCCATAGCCGCATTATCCTGTGCATATTATGCTAGTTCGCTTTAATCGTCATTCTGGGCAGTATCTTACCATCTGAGGTAAGCATAATCTGATAAGATATTTCGCAGTTATGCTTTTTGAGTGCATTTGCAATTTCTTCAGCACACTTCATGGCTCGCTCATTGCGCTCGCGCTCTAGTATTTCAGCGGCCTGTTGAGGATTTATTTCTTTTTCCATTTTTGTCCTTTCATAGAAATTTATTAATGATCGCTTGTTTAGCATCATCATGTAATTGAACTAAAGTTGGTAAATAATTCTCTGGGAGTTGAAACCAATTTTCTTGTATCTCAGTTGGGGGAATATCTTTCCAATTCGCTTCACTCCACGTCAGGCGGAATAAAATTATTGTCCGCCTCCTGCTCTGCCGTTGTTCTGACCGCATCTCTGGCCGCCTTGATGTAGTAGTGTCGCGCCAAATCACGCATGACGCGCAGGATATAGCGATCCAAAATGCGTAGCTTCTGTTGATTAGTCAACTCGTCATACGTGACTGGGATAGGCTTTCCATCTGGATCGTCTGGGTTGGGTTTTGTGTGCTCTCCTAGGCCGCGATCCCACAACTCATGTACCGCTGCATCTAGCGTTTGATTCACCCGTGTGGTCTCCGCCGTGTACTCAAGTTTTAACGCGAACGTTCCATCACCATTATTTATAATTGTTGCTGACATTGTGTCTCCTTATGCCACTGCCAGAAGTCCGTATGCTTCTAGCTTAGCGAGTAGATCATTAAATTTTGTGGTTATGTCCGCAAGTGTGCCATCAGCGTCAGCAATGCCTGACGCCTGCACAACCGGCGTAGCGTTGTAAAAGCCAAGTTTCTGATTAGTTGCCGTGCCGATCTTTGTACCCGTGGTGGTGTCCAGCACAAAATCGCGTCCGTTGGCCGCAATCGCTAATTGCACTGTCCCGCCGCTATTCTGGAATTCAACCAGGTTTACCGTCTGCGTGGCGTTGGCCTGAACAATGAATTGCTGGTCGTCGGCTGTGCCTACAACGTGGAGTTTGCCGTTTGCCGATGTTCCTCCGATGACGACGTTGCCAGTGCTTGTTATCCTCATCGCTTCTGTTCGTGCGGGGCTAAAAATTATTGGTTTATTTTCACCTATTCCACCTGAACCGCTCGTGCTAAATAAAAGACCTGCTGCTCGGTATGCTTCAATCGTAAAATAACCATCATTGCTATATACAGTCCCCTGGAAAAATTGGTCATTAGTACCGAATACACTCGCAACTTGCAGAGTAAAATCTTGTCCTGACATAACAAAATTAAATCTAGCACCATCTCTATCACTGCTGGGATGGGTTAAATCAATTGTCGTATAATATCCATTGGCAATAGCAGTTGCATTAGAACCACCAGCAATTAGTCCTCTAACATCTAGCTTTTCCCTAGCCGATGCCGTCCCAATGGCGACGTTGCCGGTGCTTTGTATAACCATGTGCTGAGCGGCTGTATATGCATCTGTCATCGTTCCAAATGCTATACCTCCTGGAGAACCCGCAACTCCTATATATATAACCTTTTCATCAACACCAGCATCTGTGTCTTCAACCAATATCTTTGGGTTAGTGCTTGCTAAATGTAGAAGCCGTTGTGGACTTGTAGTACCGATGCCTACTTTACATCCCGTGATTTCAAGATAATTATTAGTATCATCAAATGTTAACAACGGCCCGGCAGCTTGCCCTATTGTTCCTCCATCTGCCATAACGATATTTCCCCCATCCATTGTTAAATCACCAGTCATTGTATCGCCATCTCTATTTACAAAGATATTTGTAAATGCGGAGCTTTCAACTCTCAGGGCGATACGACTATCATATTCGCCTTCCATTGATATTGTTACTGTTGGGTCGCTTCCCCCGCTGGTTACATTGGCATAGATTTTCAGCACTACACGGTCAGTTGGATCAAATATAATATCCGTAGCCTGGCTTGAAGATAAAACATACTGCAAGCGAGAAAGAGTAAGATCGTCACTTAGCTCACTTGTCATTAGCTCAGTTTCCACGCCTCCAGTAGTTCGCTTAAATAATTTCCAGTATATATTAACTGTCTTAGTACCAGTTTTATACATGAAAATTGTGCCGACATATACACCAAGAGTAAGCTGATCTACTCCGGGAAATCCACTCTCAGTAACAAATGACCAAAGCAGTTGATCATTTCCTGCTGATAACGATGGTGTAGTTAATTCTGTAGTCGGATCGCTTGTTTCATCATCATACATATAATAACTACCGGTAACGTCAGATATATCGTCCGATAAAAAGAAATTCCATGTTGATGCGGCGACTGCCATATCTACATATTGTTTCGTTGCAGCATGAAGTTTGGCCGTTGGATCACTTTCTAATAATACAGCAGCAAAAGATGGACTTGATCCTGTGCCAACATCTTGATCAAACCAAATCCAATTAGTGCCATCATGAAACCCAAAAGCATTATGTACAGTATCAAATGCTATTTCACCAGAAACTAGGTCTCCTAAAGCCTCTATATTTGTCTTTGTATCTTTAAAGACTGTGGTTGGAAACCCTAACTGTTTATCGTCTTTTCTCATAATACTATTCCTCTAACCAATGTAATAAAGTAGTAGATGCACCCCAAGATGCACTAGATTCAACAAAAAATCCCACTTCATCTGCGCTTATAAAATCTGTACTTAATTCAGTATAAATTATTTCCCAATTTTGACCATCCACTGACCAATAATATTCTCGGTTTGTTCCATCATCTTTTATTTTCATCCATAATCCATGAATAACCAGTTCTGGAATTACAGATTGCATAGTAGAATTAAAAGATGTGGGACTATCATATCTTTGAATTTTTATTTCACTCGCACTATCCCCAAAAGTAAATAAAGCCAGCTTTCCAGAAGAACTTTCTCTCCATATCATTCCTACTTTTTGGTAATTTTCTTTAAACATTCTTGGGAGCATGAAAGATATTATGGAATAGGGAGTAGATGGAGCAGATTTTTTTAGAATTCTAAGATTACCTCCCCCGCCTGAAGGACTGTTTAAATATATTCCTCCTCCAGTTTCAACCGCAGTTCCGCTGCCTTGATTAATCCAAGTAAAGTCATTAAGACTTGGAGAACTAAATGGGAAGATTGGCCCCCAAGGTATCCAATTATTTCCATCATCTCTTTCTATAACAAATCCATCATGCGGAAAAAATACATCTCCATTATTGCTAGATATTGGTCTATTTGCATAGTCATCAGAATATGTTTTATTTCCATTCCCCCCACTCCCAACCGCAATTCCTTCAACAGAAGTGGCGATAACCACTCTCAAATCTTTTGCATCTGTAGCTACAGAGTCTATATCCACCGTAATTACATCGTTTTCAGCCAAGTCTGTTATATCAGGAGTTCCAGACTTGGCTACCCCATCTGCGTCATCATAAGCCAGTTGAGGTCGGTTAGCTTGTGTAGTAAATATTGTAGTTCCATTTTTGTTTATATCTACTATGGTAGTTCCAGTAACTCCAGGATCATCACAATAGATATACACTGATTCAATAGTAGCAGTTCCAATACTTACAAAATGGGCGACTTCAGATGCCACTACCAATGTCCCATCGATTTCTATTTGGTAGCTTGGTGTAAGTAAAGATGCCGCAGACGTAAATTCAATTCCAGTTTCATCAGATTTTACTGCTAAAAATTGACCACTAGCCCCAGAATAAGTTGTAGGAGTATCATCTAAATCAAGAAAAGCAAGCCCAGAAATGGGCGCAAGATCAAATTCAGTATCATCATCAGATTTAAATTTTAATGTTTGAGTGCCGCCAATATCAACCAGATATAAAGCGCCTTTATTAGTGGACGGAGTTCCTACTGAGCCGGTAGGAACTTCATCAAGTGTCATCACGCCATTAAGTTCAAATTCCGTTTCTGGAGTGACAACCCCCAACCCAAGGTCACTAGCTGTAATTGTACCTGTTGCATGAAAATCACCAGATACTGCTGCTTTATCTGTATCCCAATAAGCTACAACAGGTGTTGCTGTTGAACCTGTATGGGTAGCATATAGTTCCCAATATGTGCCTCTAGCAGAAGGCGACCAGGCTTCTCTGGCTTTAGCTCTTAGCCATGCCTCGCCAACAAAATTTGAACCGTCATAACCTACTGCGGATAACCACACAATATCCTGGTCTTTAGTTAAAGCCGTGGGGCTGGCTTCAGTACCTCCGGCGGCGTAGCCAGCTAAACTAACCAGGCCACCATAAGAAACAAAAGTAAGACCAGACGAACCACCATCTTTTATACCGACAAATTTTGCGGCTGTTGCAAATGGTAGAGAATTACCTCCAACAAATAAAATATCGTTAGTATCATCATAAAAGAAATTAGCATTATCCTCATCAATAGACCCATCAGCATTTCCAAATAAAACACTACCAGTAATATATGTCCCCACTGCCCCGCCTGCTGCTGTGCCAGATACAATTGTTGCATTACCACTATTATATACTTCAAAGCCATCACCGACAAAATTCAAATACGGCTGGTTAGGCAGACCTGAACCATCATCCTGAATAATATGTCCAAACGTTCCTGTTGGAATAAAACCATCACCAATTATCCAGGGACGTAAATCATACAAATTACTCCAGGTAACTATTGACGTACCAGAAACCAGCATTACGCCAGCAAGGGGAATACCAGAAGTTTCCGGCAATCCTGGCACATAGTTAATTACCTGACTTATGCCCGTCATAGACGGATCAAAATAATCATCGCCAGGCGTTAGCTGAGGATTACCATCATCATCTAACCAGACCAATACCATTCTAGCATTGCTACCAGTAGGTTTGTAATCTACAATGCTTGAAGTACCAGTACCACCTGCATAATACCAAACAGAATTCCGATAATAAACAGAAGGCTCAATAATTACATTTCCTGCGCCACTTGAACCTGATGGAATAGCAGCCAGAGGCATCATCTGTCTACCCCATACCCACACAGGATCACCACCAGGGGCATCAGGATCAAAAGAGTGTTGTGCGCCATGCCTAGGCAAATAAGAAGATGTACCCCAATTTTGATACCGCCCTAAATCTCTCCCTTTAATTACATATCTATTATTTTCCCTATATACTAATACAGGCAATCCATAAACGGGAGAAACTTGCTCATTATAGGCTTGAATTAGCTCACTAAGATCGTCCCTGAGACGTACATAAACATAACCTTCTCTATTAGGAACTTCTACTAATTTCTGCCCTCCAAGTTTAATGCCAAGTATCCCAGGAACAAGTAAAATCTCGTCCTGTTTAGTCAGATTTATTTTTTGAATTGATTTTCTAAATTTATGCTGTCCAATTGGCATAATGCTAATCTCCACAATCACTTGGAGGTGTTAATAAATAAAAATCTGTTTGATACGCGCCAGAATCGTTTTCGGACATTACATGCATAATGGCCTTCCCACAAATGATGGACGTTCCCACATAACGAGTAAACCAATAAGAAAATGGAATATTTCCGCCCGGCCAGTTTATAGGAATAGATACTGATTCTTCGTTTCCTTCTTCTAAAGACACTCCTAACAAAGAAGATGCCTGTGCAACCCAAAATCTTGAATTGACCTCATCAATCGAACCCCAAAATACTGGAGTAGCTGATCCAGTATGTAGAGATTTTGGAAAGCCCAAGCCAAGAGGAACCCAATCTGGAAGACGGTATAGTTGATAATAATCAACACCTGCTTCGGTTCTAAGTTTCCAAATAAACGCATAAGCCTTTTGATCTCCCTGACGCACTCTTGGGAGATAAAAAGATGAAACTGCGGTGCTATACATAATCCCATCTGATAATGTAACATATTTCAAATAAAATGGGCCAGTGGTATTTTCATCTGCATGAAAGAAATATGCTATATCTGTTGTTCTATCAATAACTGGCTGAGTATTATACATTCCGGGCGTAGAACCATCTACGGTTTCCACAATATTATCTGATATTAAAACCGTTTTGTCAGCACTATTTATGACTGCCATTGGATAAGGACAAACATTTACAGACGAAGTCAAACTACCAAAATTGGAGACAAAATTTGTTACTATCCAATCTTTAGAAATATTTACATTGGAAGAATACCAAAGAATTGGGCTGCTGGTTACTTCTGCATACTGAACATCTGAAACAGTACCAGTATCTAGATCATACCAAGTTACTTGAATTAGTGTTTCATAGCTGGCAGTATAAAACATTACCCCAAAAACAATGTAGTTATAGTCGTTATAAGAATGATGAACAGCAAATAAATGTGACAAACGACTATATGATTTTCCATTGTATATAATATCCCCACTCTCGCTGACAACCGCCTCATAGGTTTCATCGCAAAAATTTAATTTTATAAGTATTGAATCATCAAACGCCCCCGGCTCGTGTCCAAACGCATAGACGGTTTCATTACTTAGTATAACCGCAAAATCTAAAGCAAAATTAGATGCTATTATAGATGCATCTTCTTGCCCATCTATAAAGGATATTCTGGAAAAACGTGTGTTTCCATCTCCAAATGTTTGATACCAACAAAAAAATAGATGATCATACGTTATTCCAAAATCAGTATCAAGACCCGACCAAGAAGTATTAAATGAATGAATTAATGTTGGGGTAAGATAAGATGGAAAAGGATCACGGAAAGTAACGGGAGATTCAGATGGAAATTGATTTACTAAAACTCTAAGAAAACTACTTTCATCTCCAGTTGTCGAACTGCGAACCAGCGGCATAAGCTGAATGTTTCCTCTTCCTGACACATCAAACTTATACCCCTTTACCATAATATCTGCCCGCCTAACACTTTTAGTAGACTGTTTTACTGACAACATTGTATTTTTAGCGGTTATATGAACTTTGTTACCGTCAGCGTCATAATTAAATTCTAGCAAGCTCATACTGTTCCCGTACACCCATCATCAATAAAGTTCAGACTTTGCGCCCGACAGACAAAAAGTCCATTATGGTAAATATCAATTCCAAGGCCAAAAGTCGGAATTGGCGGAATTGTGATTGGTGGAATGCCAAAACTTCCACCACCATCATCTTCTGTACTGTCTGGAGGCACATCAGGAATGACAATTGTAGCACCAGCAAATCCCTGAGTAACCTCATGCAAGGTAACTCTGGGCAAAAGAGCCTGAGCAATTGAATTGTATGTCCAATCAATACTTTGAATAACAAAAGCCTTGTCAGTAAAAACAATACCACGAGCAGTATCTTCGGAAGTGGTTGTAATCTTTATAATCTCTTGAGGCGCAATATCTAAGTTACCAAAATTTGCCCGCAATCTCATTTCTACGTTTGGAAATCTCGCATTCTCCCAAGCCAACAAGTTCCCAACCATAGTATTCAATTCATCTTGATCTTCTAAAGCAATGCCTTGTATGCGCTCTACTGTACCTCTATATTTAGGTGCAACACTTGGTGCGGACGCCAAAAACGCGCCAAAAGTATTTAAGCCTGGATCATAAGATATGCCCCCCATCTCAATAAAAGATGTTTCATCAATAAATTTTTCATCTATAACAGGTTCGTCAATCCAATCTCTTTTGGTAACGCTAAGAGTAGTAGATAAAGCTGTACTAGCATTATCTATTACAGACGCATCTTGTTCAGCCCAAAGTTTACCTTGTTTATCTGAAACAATTTTGCCAAATCTCGCCCCAGACATCAATTCATTTATTGCGTCATATATAGAAGTTCTGTCGGCATCAAAATACTGTATGTTTCTATCATCATCGGTATATTCAAAATCACAACACAATAACACTGTGCTATGCCAGGCCAGATAATGATAAATGGCTCGACTGATTGTCATGTCTTTTAGTTCAAACCAAGTGGAAGGACTGTTCTTGCTTTCAACCGACACAGAAAAACATTCAGATTCTTGCATTATTCCAGTAGGAGAAATAACATCAAATTCTACTGAATTATCTCGGTAGTTGTGCCGAATTGTGCCGCCAGAAATATATCCAACAAATTTAATGGATTGTCTGTTAATAGCGTTTCCGCCAATTGATTGTTTTGTGTCTCCATACCAATCTTCGCCAAAAATAACTACCAATGCGCCATCTATAATAGCGGTTTTGTCTACGTTTTCTCTTACTCTAATGCTTACAGCATAACCACCACTATCCCTTGATCCCGACCACTGTAATATTTCCCAATTCAATATCGGTACATTACTTCCCTGCCCCGGCCGGTCATAAATTGAAACATATCTAATAGATTTATCTTCTCTATTAGACGCAGAAGTTACAGTAAGAAATGTTCTGTAATGGCCGGGAGTGTCATAAGTTACAAACCCAGGAGTATGGGACGTTGAACCTGTCGGAGTTCCGCCTTCAAATATCCAGCTATATGTAAGATTATCTCCAAGCACATTTGATGTGCCTGAAGCCGTCCAATATACTTGAGCTTGACCAGTAGCGGGATCAAGAAAACCGGCATAGTTTGAACCCATACAGATAAATGTGCCCAGAATAGAGTTCTGATCTGTATAGGGAATATCGTACATCTTATAAAAAATTACATTTTCTTCGTCTGCGGGGTCTTGAATAATCCTTGGAAATACGGGGATTATCTCAGTAAAGCCCAATACCGTAACATAATCATCTTGTTCCCAATTTATGTGGTCACTTTCTACAAAACGAAGGGCTGTACCTGTTGCGCTTCTTGCCCAAGTTCTTCCTTTGCTATCATCGCCAATCGCAGAACCAACAAGCGTAACTAAAAATAAATCATTACCAATATCACTTGCCGTACCGGAAGCATCATAGTATGAAATGGTTTGTTGGTCGGCATTGTAACTTCCGGTAACACGACATGAAAACAAAGTCTCAGGCTGAAATATTGACAAATACAGCTTAGTTCTTTGGGGATAGGTATTTAGAAGTGTAGTCTCTGCACTAGTCGGTACTGTCATGTCTTTATATTAGAAACAACTAAAATAACATCCTGAACGTACTGAGTAAAATATTCGCCTACTTCCGGCCTTTGAAGGGTACAACCAGAATAATCATAAAAAGTATAACTAGATGCATCCAATTTAGGCAAAGATGCCACAACTGTTCCCGTAATTCCTTGTTGTTCATAGAAATTAAAAATTTGATTGAATTCATCTATATCCATAGCGCCCCAGCGCATTTCGAATTGATTTATTGCTGGGTATATAAAATGACCATCTCCTGTAACTCCTAAAGGAGAGGATAATGACCATCGTCCAGAAGCAGGTTGTAATGTTAGTTCTATATCATTAATTTTGTATGTCATCGCAATCCCATCGCTTTTTCAACTATTACCGCAGCCTGACTTAGTGTATTATCAATAATGTTTGCCTCTAGCCCAGAAGATAGCAAGATTTCTAATCTAATTTTACCATCCCTACGGGCAGAAGCGGGTAACGTACCACCAAATACTTTCCCTTCATTTGTGCCAATTCGATTGATAGGAGTAAAAGTCACAACTTCTGGCACTTCGCCAAACATAGCCATAGTAGGCTTGGTTGCTACCAGCGTGCCGCCTTCTTGGAAAGATGTGTCTCCAGTATATTTCACCACAGGCGTGGTAGTACCTTCTAAACCCGGCGCACCTGTATATTTTACCGTAGGAATACTGCGATAAGCTTGACTTATTCTAGCGATTGATTCTGCAATTGCTGCGGTTGCAGTTTGAATAATGCCAATAAGATAACCATACATCTGCTCAGCAGTTCCACCAGGCCCATATTCCTTCATCAACAAATCACGAATCTTTCCCGCCATTTCTTCTGTAATATCATATTCTTCTGAAAGAGCTTTAGCTAATTTTTCAAGTCGTTCATTATAACGAGCCTCAGCCTCAGCCATTTGCTCTTTGTGTCTGATCTCTCGTTCTTCTTTTCTAATTCTATAATCTTCAGCTTCATCAGCCAATGCCCGTTCTCTAGCAAGTTTTGCATCTTCTCTTTCACGCGCCCTGGCCAATGCAATTGATCGAATACGTTCTTCCAATTCTCGCTTCAATTGAGCCATGCGCTCGGCCTGCTGGCGAGCCAATTCTCGCATTTCAGCAGTACCTTGCTCTTTCAATTCCTTCATTCGATTATCGCGTTCGCGCTTTGCCCGATCTTTTTCTAACTTAAATCTGCGAACAAGCTGTAAGACCTCCCTAGCATCGCGTTCACGAATAGCATCTTCCAGACTGAATAAGAAATCTTCCCGAAGCCTACGCAGACGTTCTTGATAATCTCTTTCGATTTTCAGCAAACGTTCTCGCTGTTTTTCTTGAATTTGTTCTCGTCTCAGCGCAAATTTACGTTGTTCATCTTCAACCTGGCGTTCATATTTACTTTGAGCGTCAGCAATTCTTTGCTGGTATCTTGTTTGAATGTCCTCCATACGGCGGAAGAATTTTGACCAAATATCCTGTATATTTCTGGTATTATCCCTGGACATTCGCTCCATGTCTCTAGCTAAATCTCTAGCTAAAGCATCTTGGCGGCTCTTCAAGTCTTCCATTGCCTTATCAATTTCATCTACCATATCCATAAATATTTGTTTTACTTGTTCTGCTTGCTTCTCTGCATTACCTGTATCACCAAGAGGTTCTTTATCATCAAAAACTTTCAGGTCTTCAAGTCTAAATTTGTCAAAAATCATTGCTTTTTCTAGTTCTTCATCTACTATATTGAAAGCATCAGTAATTGCTTTTTGTATATCATCCATATCTTTTATTATTCCCTCTTTCCATCTACCAAAAACCAAAGTAGCTGCTGCTATTGGTTTGATAACCCCCTTCCATAAGGAAATACTAAATCGTTCAAGACCAGAAATGACATCAGAAAAAACACTAACAAGGGCAACTAACGCTTTTTTCCATAATATATTGAATGGTAATAATTTAGTTCCCAAAATATCTTGTTGGTTTTGAATTTCAGCATTCGCAGCTCGAATTTTGCCTGCCAATGTGTCTTGAAAGTCCACAGCATCTTCTGTAAGAGGATTAACTTGCTCCAAAATAACTTGCAAAGCAGCATACGCTCGCTCTTGTTCGGTTAGTTCAAGATACGACTTTCTAATACCTAGGGCATGTGCTTTTTCTTCTACCACCCTACGGTTTACTGCTAAACCTGCTCTCTGCATTGATTCAGCATAACCAGATGACATGAATAAGGCCATCTTTCTTGCAGCTTCATTTAGATCATCGCCTAGAAGAACGGCCAAAGTGGCAGATGCTTCTGCTACTTGCCCCATTTGTTTTTCAGTAAAACCAAAGTTTCTAGTCAAAAGCTGAATATTAGATATGCCACCAATTAATTCTTTTTGAGTAAATACCCCAAACTTTTTACCTAATTCTTCTGCCTGTTTGGCGGCGCTCTTGAAAGTTACATCTATGCCAGCACGCCGTAATGCTCTTGTACTTACTTCCAATCTGAATACGGATTGTGAAAATTCTATTGCACCTTGAGTGGATTGTGTTATCCATTGCACAACCCGCTGTAAAACCTGAATTGCGCCGACACCTAAAATTGTGCCGAAGACAAGATTAGCAATATCCCCAACTCCCTTTATAGTGCGCCCAAAAATCTTAAGGCCTTCATCAGTTGTTTTTACTTGACTATTCAATTCCCCTAAAGCTACATTTATATCTTGAACATTAAATCCCTTCAAGCTCTGAGCAGCCTCATTGAATGAAACCCCTTGCGCCTTTGCCACGGCAACAATTTTTTGTTTAATCTGATCTATTTCCATGCCATAAGTCTTAGCGGCCTGTGACATTACGCCATAGCCTTGACGGGTTATGCGCACATATTCACGCATGGCATCATTTCGTAGTTTAGCTTTTCCTTTTTCTGTCTGCTCAATTTCCTTAGCCGCTTGCTTTTCTGCTGTGACGATTTCTCTAATTGCTGTCCTAGTAGCCTCAACAGTCATGCGCCATTCCTTTCTAACTTCAGCGATTTGTTCCTTCATTTCTTCTTGGGCGGCAGAAATGGCTTTTGGATCAATTGTTGTTTTCTTGAATTCTTGGAAAGATGCTTTTATAGCATCCACTTCTTTCCTGTACTCCACTCCTGCCTGAACTGCCAATTTCATCGCCGCAGCAATGTCAGCAAAAGATGATTTACCCTCCTGCTTTGCGGCTATAAGCTCTTTTTTTACTTCTTCAGTTATCTGGCGCAAGCGAATAGAATCTTCTAATGCTTCATCACCTTCTACTATGTATCTGGTTACAATTGTCTCGTCAGCCATAGCTATAAACCCATTTCTTCACAAAATGCTTTTACCAGCAGTATTTTATTTTGAAATAACCCATCAGTAAATATCTCAATTACATCTAATGGGTCATTTTCCTCTGCGATTTCTTCAAAAGATTTTTCCGTCATAATTTCTAATGCATTTGCATAATCGCTATACCCTTCGCTATCCTTTATGTTCCGGATAATCTGATGAACAAAATCAAATGAATCATCTTCTATTTTATCAGGAAAATATGGCTTTAGGGTCTTATATAGAAGGATTGCTCTCCTTAGAGGTAATATTTTTATTTTCATGCGTCTTTATTATTCCTGCTGGCATCATAGATTTATGAATTTTAACTTTTCTCAGGGCTTGCCTTGTCTTTTTCTCATCGTATGACATCCAATCTGGGCGAGGCAATGCCTTAAATTCTGTCTTTTTGGTTTGCGCATTGTATGGATAAGCAATCTCCGATAAACTCCAGTTCCATTCTCGATCCAATTGATCTTCTACTATGATTTCTTGCATCAAGGCTAACGCATCATCAACATCCATCTCCGCAATATAATCTAATGTCCAGCCATAATTAGATGCAAATTTATGTGACCATAGATACCAGGAACGGTGTTCATAGTCCCAAGGAGTTTCTTTGGATTTCTCTGCGCTTTTTAATAATGGCAGTTCAATTTTAGGAGAATTTACATCTACTGAAATCAGATATGCTTCAATTACTTCATACCCAGGCGCATCTAAAACATCATCAAGAGAAATACCAATAACAGCGGAAACATAGGAACAGACATTTTCAGAGAATTTGTCTATATCCTGCGCCTCCGCTGTTTTGTATATGTTTGTACGAATGTCCTCTAGCGAAAACCAATCTTTCAGTTTTGGACGCGAAAGATGAAAATCTTTGCCCAAAAATTCAATCTGAATTTCATTGTTCACTTGGCATTAGGTAATTACACTAGCATCGGCTCGAATGAAAACTCCGAATTGTTGGGCCGCTGGTTTGGCGCTATCAACAAAGGCTCTGAGCCGCAATCCCGTGGCGTTCCAAGGAGTACCAAAGCTCATGTTGATCGTCCAGGCATCAACAAATTTAGCCTTGTGCAGTTGAATGGCAAAGTAATCACCAGCTTCAGTATCATATACAGTCGGAGCATAAACATGCCAGAATTGCGCATTATTGATCTTGCCCATGCCAAATTTTTGTGTGGGCGGCGTTTCAGTGACCGCTCCGCCGCCAAGCATGTGTCGCAAAACGTCTAGCGGGAAGAAAGATTGAATTGTAAAAGTAAATTCAAGATAGTTTCTCTGCTGAATGGTATCTTTCACGCCCACATTATCACAGAGAACGTCATTCATAGTTAAATTCTCTGTCAGGCTTACATCGGATACACACCCAATCTCATAAACCGGATAGGTTGCAGTGCCAGAAAGTTGCCAATAGAACCCATCAGCATCAGGTGCATACCATTCTGGCGCATCTGCATCTTGGAAAAAGATGGTAGGCGCACCCTCAAGAAACAAATCTTCTTGAGAAGTCATTGTACCAACAGCAGAACCAGTAACAAGAGCCATTTTATACCTCACTCACAATATTGAAGTAATGCGAAGCCTGACCACCACAACATGATCTATAACCTCGCCTCTTTAGCATTATCTCAGCATCTTCTTTATCTACATCCTGCTGATGGCCAGCACCATTAAATGTATATAACTTCCTAGTTACTGGCCCCCAAATGTTAAGTTTCATGTCCCGCACCAAAACTAAGCGGACAGTCTGTTTTTGTTTTGTCGTAACTTTTACCCGCTTACGAGGCCGGTCATTATTAACTCTGCTCTCCATACATTGTCTCCGGCAGAAATCGCTGGTACAAGATTTCTGGTTGTTAGACTGATTGCAAGATTATTTTCTGAGAATGTTTTACTATGCAATTCATTGTTTATTATACCAGCAATTGTGTCTGCTTCAAGGCTTGAGTACAATTCGCTAAAAACAATAATTGTCACTTCAAAGTTTTGATAACAACTATCAAATTGCATTGGTTCATTAGAGATCATTCTAACACGAATATTCGGATAAGAAAACTCTGTTCCCATCCATTGATCTTCTCTAATCTCATTGGCATCATTCAACTGAGAAGTTACGGCTGTTAGGGATTTCAATTTAGAAACTATTGCCGCTTGTATCTCATTGTTACTGATGAAGCTCATATTACAGTTACCTTTTTTACGCCAACTAAAATAGATGCCTTGAACTCTCTTGCCAGAATTTCTCTTACTTCGTCTCGTGTTTCTGTGATTGTTGGTTTGATAAATGGATTAGGCGCAATACCAGGATGCTCAACATATTTAAATCGATAAATACCAGCAGTTCCTTGACCAGTTCTTGCTACAGAAATAAACTTTTCACTCGTCCAAGGAATAAATGCTGGTTCCCATTGAAAAGCTAGTGCAGGAGTTCCCTCTTTGGGCGCAATTCGATATTTGCCTTTTCCTCCTAAAGTAGCATGTTCACCAGAACCAAATTCAAAAGCGGCGGCCATTGGAGCTTTTTTCAAACTAACTATAATGTCAATATAAGCTGAACCTTTGCCCATATTTACTGGCCGGTCAACGCTAATAGCATCTTTTATTTCGCTAGCATATTCACCTGAGCTAACCTTTTTTATCATGTGGTCAGCTACCAGTTTACCTACTTTCAAAAGTCCATCGTATAGAATTCTACTGGTTGGCATGTGCTTCTACGCTTCTAATTAAATTCAAGATCAAATAATTTCTGCGGTCTGATGGGTTCATGCTAGAATATCTTATTCCAACAACTCGAAATCTATCATTTAAAAATTGGTGATTATAAGGAGCAGTTATTTCAATTTCATCTCTTTCTTTGATTGCCAATGTCCCAGGCATTATTGTCATGCCAAATGTCCTCAATGTCTGATAACCTTGCTGAAGTAATACCTGCTCAGGTTCTTCTGCTTCCATTCTAGCAGCTACATTGGAATAGATTACACTCCCAGAGATGGATGCACCACCAACTACATCATCATCCTGAGTAGACATTCGCCAAACGTTTACCTTTAAATTCATACCAGCAGTCATGTAAGACTGTCCTTTTCACGTTGTACTGCCTTTTTGTACTGTTCCCAACGGTAGGCTTCTTCGTCATTCCAAGTCCAGTCGCCACCTACGATGGTTGGAACATTGCCATTGAATAATTTATTGCCATAAGCCTCTTTCCATCTTTCCCAAGCCTTTTCAACTTCTTCAGATGGGTTGGAATTAGGCCATAACATTCTAAGCCGAGCCTCTTCTTCCTCCTGATCTCTAAAAGCAGTTTCGATTGTTTGCTCCAATGTCATCCACTTTTTCCAAATCATTATAACCTCACAAGTCTGCGCCTTTTGTATTTTCTTACTAATCTCGCAACAAAATTTGCTCTGGCAGACGTACCAAAAGTGGTTCTCATCAGTTTTACACGATTTTCCCTGTATTCCTGGTTCGACCATTGCTGAATTCCAATGTCTCCTGGCGATTCATTACCATAGCCGATAATTTCATTCAGCATAAGATCGGAATATGTAGTAAGAGCTAACAGGAAATCGGGTTGTGTAGCAGTACCAGTAGGCAAGCCTGAGGTATAAGCAATTTCAATTTGATAGGGATAAGCTCTACCATGAGAACTACATTTACAATAGCCAATTAGATACTGAATATCAATAATGCCTCGCTCGTTGTCTCTTATTGCAGCATAAATATTATCCGTACCCGTGATAGTGTAGTAAACATCTCCATCAAAATCTATGAATTTTATATGGCCGATACTGTGAATATAGGCATAGTCGGTAATGAAATACCTATGGGTCGGGTTATAAAAATACGTTCCAGTAATTGTTGTCGGAAGTAAAAAGGTAGATAAATCTTCCGTTAAGGCCATTTCCGCCATCAAATAAGCAGCGGTACGTTGCGCCGCCGCTCCCGTGCCGGTATTTCCCCCATAATTTTGAAAAGTCGCATCGTCCATAATAATAGGACTGGTATACGGATAAGTCGTATTCATTAAGCTGAATCCTTTAATAACACCGTGTTATTTATTAGTCAGATTTACATTCATTTTGGGCACAATGATCTGTTGTTCTTTTTGTTGTTGTGCCCTCATAATCTCCTCTCTGATTACTGCTTGCTCACCATGTATTCTCATATATTCGGCCAAAGCCAGAATTTGCATCGGGGTTACATTGATAAACTGTGCATTAAAAACAACCGAACCCGGCTCGGCAAATTTTATTACAATTATACTATCATTTTGTTGTTTTTCATCTACCATGATTTCCACTCTGTATATTGGAGCTTGTTGCCCCATTTTGACATAAATAACATTCTGTTTTGATTTAATGGATAGGGAATTTTATATTTCTCAGCGGTTGCGCCTACCACATGAGTTCCAACCGCTTTTGGGTTTACTACTATATTATAGCCTAATTCTCTAACTTTCAAGCAAAAATCCACATCTTCATAAGTTCCCATGCCATAATCCAAGGAAAAGCCTCCGACTTTCTTCCAAATTGTTCGTCTAGTGAGTAATGCCGCGCCAGTAACAGCATACATTTCCCATACAGCATTTACTTTTGGATGATCTGCCGACCAGCCAATATAGGCATGTGCAATTTCTCCCCTGATTGTTGTGTGTAATCCAATATGCTGAACTTTATTTGCAGGTCTAATGGCAGGATTTATGCCATCAGCCAATTCTTTTGGAAACAATAGCTTCATTCCAGCAACGCCTATGCTTGGTTCATCTAATGCCTTTACTAATTCTACAAGGCTATTAGGTTGAAGAACTACATCCGAATTTAGAAAAAACATAAGTGGAGCTTTGGTAATTTTTGCGCCTTTATTACATGCCAGAGGAAAGCCTAAAGGATTAGGAAATTCCACTACTGTAATATGTGGATCACTTACAATGTCTCGGTAATATACTTTTTCTTCTTTAGGAGTGCCATTATCCACAATTGTTACATGATATGAAAGCTCCCCAACTGCTTCAGGTATTGATTCTACACATTGTTGTAACAGATCAATATTTCGATGTACCGGAATAATGATGTCCAGTAAAACACTCGGTCTTACTACTCGTTGCATCTTTCGATTTTTTCGTTTTCTTCTGCCCATTTAATCATTCCTCTCATATCCAAAGGCATACATTGTATCTTCAAAATATTCCCAGAATCGTTTCAGATGGTGAGGCTTAAAATACTTCGTCCAATCATTAATTCTCCCCGCCCTGAATGTATGAGACTTTGTACTTCTGAATTGTCTTAGCATAACATTCCATTTTGCACCTAAAATGTTTGCTAATCGCTTTGTTTCTCTTTCAGTATGTAGTACAAAATCCTCATATTTGAATTTATGAATCCAGTCGCATTTCAGCCAGCCTACATACCTCGGAAATACATCTTTCCATTTTTCAATCTGTTCCATCAATTTAATATCTATCTGTTCATCGCTCAGTACAACATCCCTAACAGATAAACATGATGGTGTTCTGCTATCCCAGAACATGGATGAAACTAGACAATCTCTCAAATCCCGCCTTATGAAAAGACAGTGGCGGTATCTTTTCAAGACTTTTTCATAATCCTCATGATAAAAAAGATGTCCCCTGACAAATGAATTTGATGGAGAACCTACATCTCTTAGAATATCATCATCTGGATGGATAACATTTTTGACGAGTGCTTTAGCATTAACAACATGCGCTCCCCCATCTCTAGTTACTGCTATCATCAAATCAATCATATTAGTTCCAGATTTAGGAACAGAAATAAGAAAAATATCAGTCATCTAATAATCCTCTCTTGCCCAAACCGGCAAAGTTTCTGGAATACCCCCAAAATATTTGCTTAGAGGATGCAACATGCCTGCCTCTTTAGTTTTATTATAAAAATCTCTTTTCCTTGATAATATTTTATCTGTCGGCCAGGGATCGTGTAATAAGCAATATGGAGGCAACAATTCAAACTTCATTACTTCAGCTAAATCCATCGTAAAGGCATGTATCCAGGGATCGCTTTCATCTGCTTTGAAATCTAATAAATCGGCTTGCCATGCCCACAAAGAAGGTGTCCACACTTTAGGCGATTCATTATTTACTATAGATAATTTGGGAAAATATGTGCCTTTTCTCCACAAATACAGCCTCACGGCAAATATAAAATCTACTGGACAACTACCCAAAATTTCTCTAGCATTTTGTTTCAGTAAATAATTCGGCACACAATCCACATCATCAAAAATTATCCAATCAGCCTTTTCATCTCTAGCCCAATCAATGAGAAAATTAATGTGTTTTCCGTGCGGGTTCCTCCAAACTCGGCCTTTCCAAACGCGTTCAGTAAAAGTCCTGACAGACACATTTGGAAATTTCTTGGCTAATGACACCGTGTTATCTTCACTACCACCATCAGCGATTAATATTTTATCTGCCCATTGGTAAGATCGACAAAATCGTTCAATGTTGTATTCTTCATCACGAGTTCTGGCAATGACAATAATGTTATTTAATGACATCTTTAATCCCTGCTTCTAATATATCAGTAGCCACTTCCCATTTTCGATTCTCTACGTATTCTCTAGGCTTCTGAGCCTGAAGACATTTATCACGATTATTGTAAACATAGTTCAATAATTCTACACCATGCGCTCTATCGGCAAAATACCGTCTAGCATTTCCGAACGGATCGCGGTGAGTACAAATTGTATCCACGTCAATTAGAAATCCTCGTCCATCTGCCAATACTTCAGCCATGGCTGTACAATTTGTAGCAAGACAAGGAAGGCCTACTGCCATTGCTTCTAACAACGGCAGTCCCAAGCCCTCATTCTTGCTAGTCAACAAAAAAGCATCGCTACCAGCATATATCGACCATAAGGTTTTGAAATCAAGCCCACGCTCAAAGATCATTAGATTTCCTGAAATACCAAGCTCCTGAGCGTAATCCCGCAACTTCCAACCAAACCGCAACTTTTCTCTTGTAACCAACACATATAGAAATTTTTGTTTGTCTTCTTTGTCAGAAATAAAATCGGCAAAAATCTCCATTGACCGTGATAACAATTTTCTTTCCTGATTATCAGCAACAGTCAAAACAACAAAATTTTCATCATTCGCATTAAAAAGAGAATTACGTACTGTTTTACGTTCTTCATCTGTCGGCATCCTCCAAGCTCCAGTATCAATCCCAATCGGAATGTATTCAGCATTTGCAACACCTGCCTTCTTAGCTTCTTCTGTACCAAACTCGGAAATAATAAATGCCTTATCCATCGCTGAAATGCCTACTGCCCAACTAACACATAAAGGATCGCCTTCAACTGGCATAATCCCAATATAAGGGCAAGGCTTTTGCTGAAATCTGCTCAAAATTTCTATTTGTAATGGTATGTCCAGAGCAGTAACCATTACATCATAATCCCATACTATTTTCAAATTTTGGGTTATTGCCAATGCCTCTTGTAAATTTCGTGCTGGAATAATAGAACAAGGATAATAATGCTCTTGGCCTTTGTAACCCAACCCAGGACATATAATCTCATATCCTCTTTTCACTAATTCTGTAATAAGAGGAATTGAAATGTTGAGATAACCAGAGCCAATTAAATTGAAATCGCTAATCCATAATATTTTTTTCATCTAAATACCTTTTCATCCCATTGTTTTAGAATTCTCTTTGGACTAAATCTTTCTATTGCTTTCCGCTGAACTTCGGCCATATCTACGCCCCGACCAATTGTATCAACAACATTATTAATAAATGCTCGATGATTGTGGGAATTATTCATATCGACTGCGATTAACGTTCCCATATTGGTTGTGGATAATGCGCCGTTAGCCGTTGTGATAGGATATGCACCAGTTACCTGCGCCTCAGCACAAGAAATGCAAAAGAGTTCATCGTATATGCAGGGATAGATAAACCACTCGGCTTCAAGTTCTTTTTCAATGAATTCTGCTCTAGAAATTGCGCCCATAAACTCTACATCATCATACTTCATCCAACTAAGGACATGACGCTCGTTCAGCCTGGATGAACCCCAAAGGCGATAATCAGATGTAATGGTGAGAGATAAATCAGGGATTTTCCGCTTCAATGCAAACCACATAGCGTGCAAATATTGAAGCCCTCTATCTGGAACTGACGAAAACAGCACCCGATTTTTAATTTTGCTGATCTTTTTGTCTTTGTAATCATCAACTCTCACGGGAAGATCAATAACAATTACATTATCAATTTTATATGTCTGTTTAAAATAATTGCGATGAAATTCTGAAATACAAACTATTTTGTCAACATAAGAACTGAATTTAGCAAAATCTCCAATAGTATATTGATCGGTAGACCACCATACTTTCAATCCCTTAGCCACAATTGCTTTTGAATTGGGGGAGCGGAATACAATTAAAACATCTCTTTTATCTTTAGGATCAAATTGGCTGATTAGTCTTTGTTCAAAAGGACTGACATCTGAGGGAACTGGAGACAGAAGATTATATAAAATAACTTCATGTCCTGCCAAATGCCATTGTTCACACATAGTCAGCAGAGCCAATTCAGCACCGCCAACCCCAATTCTATTGGCATCTCCCCAAATTGTCTTAGATGTAACCCCAATCGGACTACCATCATTACAGAGAATATGAATATTTAATCCCATAATCATCCTCAACTTTCTATCTTCATTTGAAATTTCCAATCATCAGCCTGCCATCAATAATAACCGTATCAGGCGTCTCTGGTTTCTGAATTGGATATGTCCAGATTACTAGTTCGTCTTTATATTCTGGAAACTTGGTTCTCATGTCTGCCAATGCGTCGGCTTCAGTCTTTCCCGTTCCAACTATTGCTTTATTTCTAAAGCGGTCAAATTTACAAATTCTGAAGAATTTCATCACTTTCTTCCTTTTCACATAAAATCCAATATTCGATAGGAAATGTATCCTTTGGAATGTACGGTTTACCATGAACTTTCATATTCTGTTCAATGTAAACATCCAAAAATATATCATCTGTACTTAGAAGTTCGCTCTCCTTTATAACTTTCCAGCCCGCTATTTCCAATAACCAAAGTAATTGTTCTTTTGCCATTACAGAATAATGATTTCTGCCTCTATATGTCCAATAATCAGGCGCAGGCGCAATTATTGCAAGATATTTTGCTGACACTCTATGCCATTCCATCAACGTTATTACAGGCATAGGTGAATGTTCTAACGCATGACGAGCAAAAACCAAATCGAATTCGCCAGATCGAATTCCATGCATGAAAGTGAAATCACCATAAAAGACATCTCCATAATTCATAGATGCTTCTTCACAATCCTCCCAACTCATGGAGATTCCTCGCCATTTTATCCCTAACTTTTTGAACATAGGAGCGCAAAATCCGCTTCCACAACCTACATCAAGAACATTCCAAATGTCAGGTATTTTCTTTAATAGAAAATTTATGGCATTAGAAGCCCATATAACATGACCTTCATCTGCTGGTTGGCTATACACATCATCTTCTAGCCTACACAGGTACTCATCTATCCAACTATAGTCTCTGTACATTTTCATTCAGCCCATCTACTTTTTTCTTAATCTCTTCTTCATTTTCTGATGCAATACCAACCTGCTCAATGCTGATCAGTTTGGGCTGTTCAATTCTGCGAAATACCGTATATTTTCCATCTAAAGTTTTTAGATAATAATATGTAATTGTCTCTTTCGCCATCTTACTGTACTCCGTTAGCGTGCCTCCCAAATTGAGCATGAGACAGACACACAATTAGTTCGCCAGGAACAAACTCGCTGGAAGGAGAAGCATCTTGACGGTATGCGTTATAGCCTACAATGCCCGCCGGGCTTCCACACGAACACATTGGCGTCCATCTACCTATCGTTTGTTTCTTTGCTTCTGGATCATCATAAATAAAATGAGTATCATAGGGAGCGCATTTGACAAAACGTCCAAGTTCAGTAAAGAAAATCTTATCCTGTCTGGTTACTTTATGCCCATCCATTGTAACTGCTTCATTGGGCGAGTTATAATGCTTTATGATTGCAAATGTAAAGTTTTTGAAATCTTTAGTCATTTTTCTCCTTCATAATTGGCTCGATCAATTAATCTGGCTTGTAATTCATTTTCATAAACACGACTTCTACCCACACGAATTTTAGGGCGTTTATGCCATTGATGATAAGTACATACATCCTTCACGGTTGTTGCAGTTCTGTGGAGAACCTGCTCGCGCAAATATATATCTTGGTCTGCGGTATATTGGGTATCATCTTCCCTAAATAACCCCAACCATTCCCAATCACATCTACGTTGTCCAGTTAAGTATGTAGTAATATTTGCTTCCCAGTGAATCTTCAATCCTCGATTGTCAATATCCGGCCAATAACGATATTTCCAAAATCCCGGCAAACTTTCAATTGCTCTAGGATTAGATTTCCAATCTATAAAATGTAACATCCAAGTATTTAATCGAGATAAAAATAGATTTTGAACACTAACTCTTCGTCCAACATAACTATTAATCATGTGTTGTATCATATATTCACTAGACAAAATCAAATCCGCCCCAGTAAATATTACAAACTCTCCCTGAGATTGACAATAGCCAAAATTCCAGGCTGTTGCAGGAGTACGATCTGACGAACTGGAAATTTTGTGATAATGCAAATTTTTAATTTTTTTATTCCAATTCCAAACTGCGACTCGCAAATCCTCTTCGCTATTATCATCAACAATAATTAATTCGTAATCAGGATATATTTGAATTGACCAAGAATACAAGGCTCTATTCAAAAAGGATTTACGATTTTTTACGGCTAAAATAACACTAACTGAATAATTTTTCATCGCTTTTCTTTCTATTATAAACTATGACACTAAATCATATGCCAAATCAAATTCAAACCAGCCACATTCATCACAATCTTTTATTACATAAAAATTGCCAGTAGTTCCACAACAAGTATCGCGTTCCCAAAAAGATATTTTGGGATAGTCTTTTAATCTAATGTTGGCCGTAGCTCCACATTTTCGACAAATCACGGGCAACGAATCTGTCCAAAAATCTTTCTTGTCTAATAAAAACCGAGACAGTTTTCCTAGCCTATTATCAAATCTTTTTTTATGTTTTAATAATTTATAGAACTCATTTCTTGTAACCATTTTTATCTCCCAATGATTGCGAACGTAAAGTTTTTGAAGTCTTTGCTCATAGTAGTTTCACCGTCTCCAATATCTGCTGGATACGTGCGTTCCATGTATGCGGCTTTACTTTTCTGTAACCAGCGTCCGCCATTTCATTTGCAAACTCTGGGTTATTCAGTAAAAATTCTACCTGGTTTATTGCTTCCTGTACATTATCAAAGCCCAAATAATGCTCGCCTTCAACAAAGAAAGTAGGCAAATCCGGTACACGATTAGTAACCAAGGGCAATCCCATACCAAAGGCTTCCCATACTCTAGCCGGTAAATCTTGCAAGCTAGACCAAGATAAAGCAATTTTTGATTGACCATAAGTTTTTCGATATTCATCATATACTACACCAAGATCATAGTATACATTCAAGCCCTTCGCTCTCAGGGCACGTATCAACCGATTTCTTTGGTCATATTTTAATCCAATCATGCAGGCATCATAAATCTTTTCTCTGTTTTCAGGATAATGATACCGCCGGCTGTAAGCATAAGGCAAATAAAAATCATTTTTCTCCATATATGGAGTTTGCATTGTAAAAGAATAGTCCACATATTTTCTAAATGGCTTATACCACATACCTAAAACATGAGGATCAGTTTTGACATGCGCTATAATGCGACCAGGAGGTCTTGAATTGAAATGAAAACCAGCATCTATTACTAAAGATAAATCTGGCGTCCAAGGTATTTGATTTTCAACAATTCCCGGAGGCATCTCTTTATTTACCATCTCAGCAGGCAAAGGAAAATCTGGCGTCTTTACATATTTCTGTGGTATTGTCATGCCACCATTCCAAGGTATCCAATTCCCTGTAAACGGCCCACAAGTCCAAAGCTCAACATCATCTCGGTCTTCTAAGGCTTCCCAAAAATATCTCAGCATTGCCAAGGGATAAAAAATTCCAAAAACAGCAACTTTTATTGCCATTACGTTCCCTTCTGTTTTATAAATTTGTGTATAACATCTAGCATATAAGACAGATCATCCGGAAAAATTCCTGGCCAACAACCAACCCAGAAAGCGTTTTCCATCAGATAATCACTTCCTTTTGTGTTGCTAAAAATTTCATGATAGAAAGTTGACGCTACTGGCTGGCGTGTAATGTTTCCAGCAAAAATTTCTCTGGTGGCAATTCCCTTCGCCTCAAGATATGTAACAAATTCCTGCTTTGTAAACTTACTGGACTTGACTATGATGGGAAAGCCAAAGGGATAAACTGCATCATCACGTTTAATTATCTGAATGTGATCTGAAAACTGAGATAAACTTTCGTATAAGGCATCATAATTATTTGCTCTGCGATGTAATAAATTATCAATTTTATTCATTTGTGCAGAACCAATTGCGGCTTGCATATCAGTCATTTTCAAATTATACCCTAATCGGGTAAATGTATATTTATGATCCCAACCTTTGGGTAAATCAGGCCACTTCCAATCAAATCTTTTACCACAAGTATTGTCTTGGCCAGGCAAACACCAACAATCCCGCCCCCAATCCCGATAACTATTTATAATCTTTAATAATTTTCCATCATTTGTAAGAACTGCCCCACCTTCTCCTGTGGTTATGAAATGTGCAGGAAAGAAGCTGAGAGTAGAAATATGACCAAGTGTGCCTAATTTCTGCCCGTTTATTTTACTACCAAAGGCATCAGCACAATCCTCAATAAAGAATTTCCCTAAACGGTCACATTCTTCCCTTACTGCTTCAGCATCAAAAGGAAATCCTAAAGTATGAGCTTGAATAATTCCGGCCACTTCTTCCTGGCGTAATACAGTAATGATTGTATCAATGTCAGGATTTAGTGTGGACGGATCATTATCTATAAACAATGGAACATAACCATATTGAACAAGTGGAGCAATGGTGGTTGGAAAGCAGGTTGCAGACGTAACTACCATGTGACCGTTGCGATATTTCTCAGCTATAGCTGCAATTGCCAATAAATTTGCGGATGAACCAGAATTGCACAAACTTACATGACGAACTCCAAAGAAATTTTTTAGCTTTATTGCAAATGATTTGCAATATCTGCCTTCCGTGAACCATCTACCATTAGCGACATCTACCAAATTTCTAACTTCGTCACCGTCAATAACTGCGCCAGAGGCAGGAATAAATTTTCTAACCATTTATCCTCTCAATTTCATTACTGTCAGCAGCAATTTCAAAATAAATAGTTTTGTAATAAGGAAAATACGAACCACATAACGCACAGTAAGGATTATACTCCTCGTTCAATAAACCACAGAAACTACATTGCCATACAATAACGGTTGCTTTATTTATCATCTTCAAATGCCTGCTCAACTAATTTTTGCTTATACCATTCTGGTAATCCAGTCTTAATACCTCGCGATATTTGAGGCCAGAAATGCGCAAAGAGTATATCTTTTATTTCATCTTCACATTCTTCACGAGTATCCTTTATGACCTCTTTAATAAGATTACCAATATCACGTGGCGATTGTTCTAATTCTCCTCGCTCCCGCAAATGTTGAACTGCTTTTTCCCAACGAGCATTAGTTCGATAGCGACTAACTATAGTCTGTAAAACATCTTTCTTAGATGGATTAGATTTTTTCCATTCATTAGCATGAGTTTCCTTAAATTTTTCCGAAACATACTTCCCAATAGCTATCTTCTTATCTCTGGTAAATAGTTTGTAATTTTTAACCACTACTCCTTCAATCATTGAGCCACCAAGTAACGGCTTTGATTTCTCCAACAATTCATTGAAACTATTAATATTATCTACAATACCACAATAAAGCATGGGCACACATTCAAGCCCAAGTCGTTCAGCTTCAATCTTCTTATCTGAATAATTCATGTATTCTTCAATGCCAATCATTACGTCAAATAATATCAAATTATGTTTAGGAACACGCTCATACGCCAAAGAGTTATGTTTAGGTTTCCGAAGATACTCACACCGATAAACATAACCAGGGGTTAACGAGGGCTTCAATTTTTGAGCCGCTTCAACAGCCTCAATAAACATTTTTTCTGGAGCATTAATAACAATTTGTTTGCCCTTACTACGACAACATAATTCACCATCAATAATTGCCATACTAAATTGGCTGCCATCTATTTTTTCTTCAACAATTACTTCATCATCAAAGATGCCAGCTATTGCTTTATGTCCAATTGCATATACCTTTGGATAGCTATTTATTCTGCTCATTTTCATCACCAAAAACCTTAGCCCATTTTTTATGCCATTTTCTCAGCCATTCTTTTCTGTTTCGTTCTGTGCGTTTACGTCTTTTCTCATCATAAGTATAAGACATTGCGCCCATGTGTTCAACCTTTCTGCCAGGCAAAGCACGTAGTTTAATGCCAAGATAATGCGCCATTGTAGATAAGTCTACATCTTCATAGTCACTAGGCTCATACAATATATCAAAACCACCCAAAGTGTTCCAGACTTTGCTGGTACAAGCTAACAGCCAGCCTTCGCAATAAGACACAATAGCTGGTTTACCTTTATAAGTTATTTCATTCCAGCCCGCCTTCCAGTCTATGATGCATCCACCAATCAGCACATTTTCATTGTCAGAGATTATCTGTTTTATGTCAGATATAAAGTCGCCATAAATAATTACATCATTGGAAAGAAACACCAAAATATCGGCATTGTATTTCATCGCAATTTTTGCGCCTAAATTCATTGAGCCGATAAAACCTTTATTCTCCTTGTTTCTTTTATACCTGATCTTGTGATGGTTGATCTGTTTTTGCCAAAAGGCTACGCCAGTTTCACAGTCTGAATCAGGAGATGCATCATTGATTAAGATAATTTCAAGCTCATGATTGCGGCAATGAGTATATAATTCCCATAACCGTTTATGGGTCAAGTCCCAATGATTATAATAAGGCAGTATTACAGCAGTTTTCATTGCTTATTCAGGAAGATCAACACTTGCGTCTACCCTTCGCTTCAAGTCTTTTAAACCATCAAATACAGAATAGACCGGAATACCCAAACTCTGAGCATATTCAGTCCTCAATCCTGCTCTTAATGGTCTGACTGCTTTGCCAGGAATGGCTATCGTTGGAATTACTAATGTGGGATCAAAGCCAAACATATTTGCAATAGATAAAGCAAACTCGTATCGAGTAAGAACTCCTTTACCTGCGATGTGAATAATCGGAGTGTAGAACCCATCATCCATCATTTTTGCTAGTTTTAATAATCCATCCACTAAATGTGGAATATAGGTAGGCGTTCCGCTAATTCTCTTGGTTACTTTCACTTCTGTGCCTTCATCAAGCTGGCGAAGTAATTTAGTTACAAAATTGGGTGTTTTCTCATCATAAAGAACGGTTGTACGCACAATTATACTCTTGTTATAATCCAAACGATTTTTCTCTAAGTCAATTAGTAAATCTTCCCCCATAGACTTTGATTTTCCATAGACGCCTAAAGGATTCTTTGCAGCATTTTCTTTGTACGGCCCGGATACCCCATCAAACACATAATCTGTACTGATATGAATCATTCTCCCAGAAAATTCATAATTTAAGAGGGCCAAACCACTAATATTTACTGATGATACCTTACTGATATTGGAATTAATCTCAGCCAAATCTACATCTGTATATGCTGCACAATTAATTATAAGATCAAGGTTAAGGCTATCTAATTCATATCCCAGGCCACTACTAAGAATGTTGGATTTAATGGGGATACAGCCTCGTCTGACCAGTTCAGAACCTAATCTTCCATTTGGGCCGGTTACACCAATTCTCATGTTTTCCTCATCTCTTTCAATTCATTTAGTAATCCAATAGCATAATTACGATCAATGGTTGCCACTAGCTCATAATCACTATGTTTGACTTTGATATGCATATATTCACTGCCAGTCTGTAAAAACCATTCCAATATCTTTTCTGGATTTTTGGGATACCAGGTTTCAAAAATCTCAGCAGTTATTTCCTGCGTCATATTCAGCCTTCAGCAATTCTATTCCATCTTTGTAGGAATACAGAGGAAAACCCATTTTCCTGGCTAATTTAGTTACTAGCCCGCCAGAATATGGCCTTGGCGTAAGATCACTAAGTTTATATAGTCTTGGCACAACTTTGGATGCATCAATGTCTAATTCAATGCAAATATCTTGCCAGAACCGGTAGTGAGAAACTGTTTCAGTACCAGCAATGTTTATAATATCATAAGGAAAGGTGCTTATGATGCTCAGTAAATAAAGTAATGCTTCAGAAAAATGCCGGGCGTGCAGATATGATCTTTTGATTACATCACTTATTACCACAACACCTTTACTTTGAATTCTGTTCAAGGTTGGTTTAATAGTATCCAAAGTAAAAACTTTGCTAGATCGCACAACTACTGTTCTGCCAGGCCACATTGTTGCTATGGTTTCCCCCATATACTTTGAATTGCCATAAGCATTTATGGGGCGTGCTCTGGATGATTCTTTGTATGGGCCTCTACCCCCGCTGAATACATGATCGCTGGAAACATAAATAAAGAATTTACCATTTTCAGAAAACTTTTCAATCAGATTTCCCGTGCCTCGCACATTTATTTGAAACGCGTGTAAAGGGTCATCTTCACAGACATCCACATCGGTTTCAGCGGCTAGGTGTACCAACGTATCTATTTTCCCCAACTTAATCGTTTCAGGCTTAGTTATATCAAAATCAAGAGGCACAACATCAAGACCGATCTCCAACGCAAGCTGAAGAAGCTCTTTTCCAATAGTTCCTCTATGTCCAGTTATTCCAATTTTCATTTTCATCTCCATAAAAATATTCTACCGCAAAAGGCAAAAACAAACATTAGAATTAGATTAATATCTACTTCAATAACCCTCCACGACCTAATTTCCCATCACTGCCCTTGAACCAGGAGTAGTACAGCGAAGCTACACCATATACAGCAAAGAATATTACGGGAAAATTCTCTCTAGTAATATCTGCAAAATCTAAACTGCCTGCCAGCCACATCTCTAAGATCGCAACCAGACCGGCTACAATGCCTGTTACCACAATGGCTAACCGATCCTCCACGGGTTTACCCAGAAGTGCGCTCAGACCTCGCTTTATTAACTGAGAAATCGGCGAACCGGCGGCAGCTACAACCAGCATAATCAACACGTAAAACATATCTTGGTAGGTTTCCATTTTATTTTCTCCTTAAGGCAATTGTTTGCCTTGCTCTTTCAAATCATAAATTCGCTGAACTCTTACAGAACGTTGAATTTCTTGCGGCCTTGAAATACTGGGAACTGCTACACTGGCAATAGCGTCTATAATATCTGCCTTGCTCATACTTCTATTAATTTTGACATCATAAAAACCTGCCAGAGTATATAATTCTCGTTTCTTTAGCCTTTTCAATTCTGACATTGACCAAATCTTTAGTCTTTCATCCACTTACCTGCCTCCTCCAACCGTCCACCTTCGGACATCATCTTCATTTGCTAATCGAAATATCCTTCGCTTATTTCCTCCACAACAGGTTTTCGTCATAGATAACACGGTGTCAACATACTGTTCAGGTATCCAAGCCATGCAGATATTTGCTCTTACCCCAAAGAAATATTCCACTCCCCCCAATCTGATAATCTTTGGAATTGTTTGATAGTGTTTTATGGCAACATTGCCATTATCATCTTTTATCATGCCGAATGAATTACAGATTTTATGCTTCTAATTGAATCAGGATAGGAGGGAGGAAAGATCAATGTCTTAGAAATAAACCAGGTCTCTACATCGCGAACGTCTGGCGATTCTTTAAAATCAATGTCGCCAGAACGGTTCATTACATAGACGTACGGAATATCATTGCGAAAGCAAAACCTTTGCCTTCTGATGTCTGTTTTATCAATTTCAACCAATGTTGCGCCATAAGCTAAAAAAGCTGCGGCTAAATACATATCATTGACTTTTATATCATCCATATAATTATCCTTAATTTTGGTTTGGGGCAGATAGAAAGGAGTAAAAGATTCTGCCCCAAACCAGTCAGTAAAATATTATCCAATCGCCGTGCAGGTCGAAGCGATCCTGCCGGTAAACTGGCTAGTATATTTTCCTTGAGCGCAGCACGCCTTTATCACAAGCGCAGTAGCCGCCCAAACCTCAAAGGAAATGGCAGTACAGCCCGGTACAAGATCGTTCAGGCTCAAAGGAATTTGAGTCAGCCGGTAAACCAGTGGTTCACCATTATGCGTCATGCGTAATGCCCACAGATCAGCCTGGAAGTTCCCGCCTCCGATGTTAGTTCGGCGGAAGTTATTGTCAGCTACAACCACCAAGCGACCCACACCAGTATTGACGAAACCAGCGAAGTTAAAGCCTGGGGTAATGCGGTTGCCATCGGCAAAGTTCACTACCTGAGAACCAGCAAAGCCAAGCTGGAAGTAGCCGCTCAGCATTTCCTGAATTGCCTGTGGATGCCCAAAAACATGCGTAGGCTTTGCACAACTTTCACTCACGAAGCGGTCAAAGGCAGCCGCAGAGAATGAACCAGATGCGCTATTGTCGTTGGTGTGCATAGTGCAGGACATATTTGTAGCCCAATTCTCGATACCATCAAATTCAAGAGAATTGGTATTTGAATCACCCTGAACAAGCAGACGATCCCACCCGTTCATCACCAAGACCATTGCGGTGCGGACTTCTTTTTCCTTCACGCCCAGTACAACTTCACGTTGGAAAGATGCAAGATCAGAGCCGCCGGGTACGCCTTCGCCAGTAGGAAAGCCACCAACTAAAGTGTTGATGCCATGCCAGCCTGCGCGGGCAACTGCGGTAGAGTGCATGATGTCACGAATAGATAATGTTTTCTTTGCGCCGATGTTTTTAATATTGACGGTTGTATTGTCACCATCATGCGTATATTCTTCTGGACATTCACCATCTGCAAATGCAATGTAGCTAGAGCCAGAAGTAAACTCTAACGAAGTCATTTCCCGCCAGGTGTACGAGTTCAAAGAAGTACCAATTTCGGGAATCGCCTGGAGCAAGGTAACTTCCTCGCACATAGCGATAACTTCAGTAGGATCAAGCGGGGTTGGATATTGTGCGGTAAAATCCGCAGGTTGAGAATAAGGTTGAGGAAGAATAACCGGATCAGTCGTCTTGGAAACAAACGCTTTTTCCTTCGCAGCGCCTTCACCAAGATTTAGAACCGGCTCTCCCGTAATAGGATTAGGCATTGTCAGACCTCCAAAAATTTTTTATTCGATCTGACGCTAAATAGCTTTACCAGAATTGTATCTATTATAGCACAAAATTATACAGTTCGCTCAAGAATTTCACGAAGTTTTGGCGTCGGGCTTTTTACGGCCGGTTTTGACTTTTGCAAAAGATCGCTTTGCATATCAAAAGTAGGCCTCAAGCTGCGCCGTTCGGGAATTGCTTTATTCGTTGAAACCTGCTGAGATAACTGTGTAGTTAGAAGATTTAGCTGCTCAATTACTGGACGTAATGCCTCCGAAAAGGCAGAAACTACATCATTGGTCGTTGATTCTTCTTTGGGCTTATTTTCAGATGTGACGCTCTCTTTAATTGTCTCACCCAATTCATTGAAAACCAACTGAATTTCTTTTAGCTTATCTTCCGGCGTCGCCATTTCAGACGCCATTACATTATCGTAAGTGGCTTTCAAATTCATAATAGCATCATCCAGCGGGTGAGGTTGCGGCTTGATAAGAGATTTAATCTCTTTCAATTCAGAAAGAACTACATCTTCGGTTTCGGCCTTCCACTCTAAACCTTCGCTCTTGTAAAGAGCTTTCAGCTTTTTAAGAGCAGTAGCTTTACCTGGGCCTTCATATTTCTTGCCGCGATAGCCTTCAGTCAGGGCCGCTTTAGCCGCTCCCATCAACCGGTGATCGGGATTACCACTACAATCTTTGACAGGCAAATGCCAAGTACTTGGTTTGTTGGGGTCTTCAACCACTAAAAAGGCAGATGCAGGTTTATTGCAGCCGCCATGCTTTTTAGTTTTAGCACGTTCCTCTACCGGCTTGGTTTCTTCTGCCGCTTTCACTTCTTTTTCCGTCTCAAGATCAGCGGCCCCTTCAAGAGCAACTTCTTCCGTAATTTTCTTTTCGTCATCAGACTTAATTACCAAAGCCTCAGATTTCCCAACAATTTTTGCCTGTTTTTCTTCTAATTCTTCCGCTAGTTCTTCACCAATAATTGTAGCAGCGTCTTCTTTTCGAGTAGCCATAGATTTATCTACCTCCATAAGAGTTCTTGTGTTTACTGGAACTCTAGTCATTGCTAAATGTATCAATTGTCCACGCAGATACACCTTTCCTTTTTGTTCTCCAGTTATCATTTCTCTGAGACATTCAGGACAAAAATCGTCTAGTGTCTCCCGCTCAAAAATAAAACCATTGCTTTTATGTTTATGTTTATAGTCCAGAAATGCTATTGATACCCGCACTTTGTTGTCATTATCTTTATTATCACCATACAAATCATCACAGACTGCCTTAAAACATGCTCGGCCTAATTTGGTGTCCCAAAATGTGCCTTTAGCCTTCAGGAATTTGCCATCAACGTAAATTACCTTCACATCGCCAGGCACACCATCACCATCAAAATCTGGATAATGAGATACCGACAGGTACGGCATCCCGCCCTTCCAAAATTCACTTCTAAAGTGTTCAGGCGCAAGTTCATTTTTATTAATGCGATCTAAGAAGTCATTATAAAGCTCTAGGCTCATATTATCGCCATAACTATCTTCGTCAATGTCGGAGGTATCCGCACGCCAGCGCATTTCCCCTGTAGCTTTATCAAACGATGCCCGTTTAATTGTTAAACTAAATTCCTGAACGTCAGCCTTGGGAACCCATTTATCGCCAGCTTTACGGTATTTGCGTTTTACTGCGCTCCACGCAATCCTCGCAGCACAGGCATCACGTTCCTTTTTGCTACTTTGTGTGCATGTATGCTCATAAGCATTATTAAATGCGGCTACATAAATATCTTTGGCCTGTTGCGGAAGATTTCCAGGGGCTTCCTCAATTGTAATGGGCATAACAACTTACTCCACATACAAAACTGAAAACTTGTCTTTCCAGCCCAAACTGATAAGATGAACTAGAAAGGACGTTATCATTCCCATTATAATCTCATTTATCCCATTTACATAAAAATTAAAGATATTTGCGTGCAGAACAACGGCTAAAAATAGGTAAACCCAAAAACCCAGACAAAGATCGCATTTCCAAAGTTTATTCAGGCATCCTCTAAACCACTTCCCAACCAAAGGCAAATGATCCAGAGGAAAGACCTGAATAAAATAGATTGTTAATTTTCCTACGACAGCAAAAATTATATATTCTAATACTGTCATTTATCCAAGACCAAAATATACATCATCTCATAGCCTTCTGGCATTGACTGAATGAGATGAGTAGCAAATAATTTATAGCCCTGCATATAATATTCTGCCAGCCGTTTTTCTACCTTCTCAGCAGTAGTAAACACGCCGGTTACTGTATCTTCAACGCCCATCCGAGAAATAATACGGGTAACGTGTCGAACGGGTAACAATTTTTCTTGCTTTTCAATAAGCTGTTCAACCTTAGTAGCATCTTTTTGTTTACTTGTGATCGCCATCTTAAAATCTCCTTTTGGTAATTATCATTCAATCTTTTTAGCGTGTCAAGTGCTATTGTTTAAATAATCTTGCTTAATTCTTCAACAATTAGGGTCTTTACGTCATCATCAGCATCTTCATAAATCTCCTCTATCTGTTCAAATGCCTTTTTAAATTCTTCATTCTGTAATGCAATTTCAAGTGCATCAGAACGAGGTATAACTTCACCATGACCGCCATCAGAAGGCGCAATGGGTCTACCTAACAATCCTGGCCGTTCGGGTTTTTCTTCTTCTGCTGGAATTCTGTCCTTTAGTTCTTCTGGTATTTTTTCAGGAATGGAAATGGAAATCAGTCCGTCAGCAATTATTTGTTGTCTAACCTCCTCAGGCAAGAATACGCCATCTTTGATAAGCTGAGAAAAAGCGGTAGCATTGGCTAACCTAGCTCTGCCAAGCGCAACGCTCAATTCATCATCCAGATCAATCCATTTAAATTCAAGATAGGGTGGCAACATGCGATCAAAGAACAGTTTTAATTTTTTCTTTAGAATCGCTACGCCAGTTCGTCTTGTCCTGCGTTCTTGTCGGATTGAGCCTGCCAGGGTTTCTCCACCGCTGGACGTGGTTTGTATACCAATATCAGACAAAGATATACCATAAGCCGCACAAGCAATAGCGGCATACTTCAAAGTGGCCTTATCAAACATCAATTCTGTTGGTGAACGGGTAAACGAAACAAATTTAACTTCGCTTTCATGCTCATATAGAACGGGAATTTTGAATGGGTCTATACCACCTAATAAGTCTCGCCAGGATTTTACCCATTCTTTTGCGCTATCCTCTGCCATATTTCCTAAATCAAGAATACCAATTTCAGGAGTATCCAACAGAAGATTGGCATAATATCTATCGCCTCTATTCAGCAGTTCAAGAGCCAAATAAATCTTTTCAGGAGGGGCCATGCCCCAACCATAACGTTTTATCTCCGTTCTGGGAGACATAAACATTCGGTTGATTGCATGTTTGGGGAAATAAATTGGCTTATCAGCTAATTCTTTCAACCGCTGACCGACAGGCCAATCTTTGTTCAAAGTAGGAAATAATGTGCCACCATCAAGAGGTTCGATCCAAACCAGACGATTTTTATTTTCATCCGTGGGCGGAGTATCATTTTCCCATCCAAGTTCAACCGCTGCCCCAAAGGGAATATCTAAACAATCCTTCAATACCCGCTCTACGAGATCAACATAATCATGCCCAGAACCCTGCTCAAAGAATTTCTCATAATATTCAATATCATCTTTATGTTCATCACGCTTTGTGCTGTCTCTAGGCTCGATTTTCCACTCTAGCGCAGTAATGTTAGAAATCAGAGTTTCTCTACATACAGTAGCTATGGGTTGGTTAGCTACAACCAAACGCCACAATTCAGCATCAAACCATTGAGGCTGTTGCCACATTGGTAAGAACCGAGTTAAATATTCCGGCAATTGTAGGCTTCTTTGGCCTTTTTCTCTACTTTGAGATGGGGGAGTTGTTTTTACTTTAGGCATATTTACCTGCTCAGCAATTTAT